GCCTGGCGTACGCACCCCGCCAACGGGCGGGAATCGTTGGGTTGGTGCGGGACTGAAAATCCCCGTGTCGGCAGTTCGATTCTGTCCCTGGGCACGGTCAAAGCCCCGGAGTTCCTTGGAAACAACCAAGACGAGCCCGGGGCTTTCTCGTAGTCGCGCGTACCGTTTCCGGCACCGAACGCACCCGATAGGAACCTCCGGCGTACGCAGAGCGTACGCAGCTGGCCAAGGGCCGGGAGGGGACTTTGTACGCTGGGGCGGTCACTTCACGGCCTTCAGGTGCCGCCCGCGGGGCAGCTTCTCGATCGCCTCGCGGTACACGTCGTCGGTGAGGTGACCGTAGGTCAGGTCGACCATGCGCGTCGTCGTGTGGCCCATCATGTCGGCGACGGCCTTCGAGTCCACGCCCGCTTGCTTGAGCCAGCTGCCGAACGTGCGGCGCAGATCCTTCGGCGTCGCCGCGGGCGAGACCTTGGCCACCTTGCAGTAGACGGCGAGGTCGCGGCCAGGGTTGTGCCAGGTCTCGAACATCAGTTCGCTGGCGCCGCGCTCGAGCTCGTGCTGGCGCACGGCCAGGTCGAGCCAAGGGCGCAGTTCGTCGGCGACCGGGACGTACCGATCGCGCGACCGGGCCTTCGTCCCGCGCAGGCGCAGCCGGCCGGCCTCGAGGTCGACGTCGCATCGGCGCATCCGCTCGACGTCGATCGCGTCGGCACCCGCCAGGGTCATGAGGGCGACCCAGATCTTCCGATGCGGCGGTGTCGCTGCGAGCAGTCGATCGAACTCGTCGCGGGTGAGCCAGCGCTCGCCGGGTTTGTAGTCGGCCGAGAACTTCGGGACGGTGCGCCGCGGGTCGTCGCAGGCACCGCGCTCGTTGGCGTACTTCAGTGCGAGCCGGAGCACGATGAGCTCTTTGTGGATCGTGTGCGCCTTGCGCCCCTGGGACTGCCGCTGGTGGACGTACGCGTTGACATCCTCGCGTGTCACGTCGGCGACCAGGGCGTCCGGGTTGAAGAACTCGCGTAGGCGCTTGGCCTTCTTCCGGTAGCTCTCGCGCGTGCCCTCCGCCTTCTGGGCGCAGTGCACGTCGGTCACGTAGTCGAGCGCCGCACCGATGGTCTCCTCCGCCTCGACTTCGACCGGCTGCCCGAGCTCTTTTTCCCGGAGCCGGCTGCGCGCGACCGCCTTGTCGGTGGTCTTGAGCGACCCGCGGGTGTAGCCTCGTTCGGGGTCGAACCAGCTTCCCCACCAGGGGCACTTGCAGTTGGTTCGCTTGGTGCCCGCGTTGGCGCAGGCGCGTCCGTGACGTTTGTACAGCTCTGCCATGGTTGCTCCTCGCGGGCCCGGAGCCACGCTTCGATGCGCTCGCGGCGGACCCGCAGAGCGCGGCCGACCCTACACGGACCGACTTCGTAGATCACCTGTCGCGCATAACGCTCGGAGATCTGGAGGTACTCGGCCACCTGGGCCGTCGTCATGAAGGCGCTCACCGCCGCCCCGCCCGCGCGATCGGCAGCGGCGCCCGCCACGGCTTCTTCGCCCTGCGCACGGCCAGGTAGGACGATGCCAACCCCGCCAGCGACACGACGAGGAGCCCGGCCGCCGCGCCCCAGAGGCCTTCGCGCAGGCCGAAGGCCACGCCGACGGCGGTGCCGTTGGCGGCGACGTAGGCGAGCCAGAACCGCATGCGTCGCGTCGGGCGCGGACGCCGATCGGGCAGCGGGCGCACGAGCTCTGGGTTCATCGCGACGAGCCGGCCGGGCTCGGGGCGCTTGGGGACGGGGCGGGTCACTTCCCGCCCCCGAGCAGCTTGGGCATCTTCCCGCCCTGGTACGCGGCCGACAGCTGCGGCGCGAGTGCGTCGCCGAGCGTCTGCCCGTTCGGCAGCACAACGTCGGCGAGGAACTCGCGCTCAACGGTGCTGATGCCGCTCTCGACGGCCTCGAGCTTCGCCTTTACGACGAGTGCCAGCGACCGCCAGGCGGAGCGCACGGCCTGGGCGTGCTGCTTCTGCGTCATGCCCTCGGAGTCGGGCTCGAGCAGGCGCATGCGGACCTGTCGCGGCGTCACGCCGTCGTCGCTGAGAATCGAGAATCCGACCATGGCCTCGCCAGACTCGTCGTCCCAGCCGGAGACGAACTGCTTAGCGCCGTAGCGCTTCAGCGTCTTCTCGATCTCCGAGCGCGATTGCGACACCGGAACGGTCGTGCGCGAGGCGTAGCGGGTCACGCGTGCCGCCTCTCGTACTCGTCGACGATCTTCTCAGCAACGTCGACCGCCGTGCGCGCGACCCGCTGGGGCGGCTCGAGGCCCTTGATGAGCGCGGCGGCGATCTGGGCGGCGATGCCCAGGACAACGCGCCGATGCTCGTCGTTGGGCGGCTTCGACGTCGGTCGGGGGCCGCCGGGGACGACGGCGCGTGGGTGGCGTGGAGTCATAGCGTTGCTCCCTCGATGGGCTCGCAGCGCTCGAGCGCGAACGCCTGCTTGCCGTCGTTGTTCTTGAGCTCGTCGGGCGTGACGCGAAACCAGTCGCCGCACGAGCACTTGAGGGTGAAGGCCTGGCGCGGGTGGACAGGCCAGACGATGGCGTCGTGGCCCTCGTGCGGGCCAAAGAGCGCCGACAGCTTCATCGACGCACCGTCCAGCCGACGCAGCGAACCGGCAGCGTCACGAGCCACCAGGCGCTCTTCAGCAGTCCGCCGAGTGCCATCCAGAAGAGGGCGGGCCAGCCGAAGAGGATTTCGAGGCCGAGGGCGTTGGGCGGTCGCTCTAGCATCGCGGCACCCACGCAAGGCCGGTGCGTTGGACCTTGCCGGCGCGCTTGAGCGCCGCCAGGTGCTGGCGAACGGCCAGCGGAGTGAGGCCGAGGCGCTTGGCGATCTGCGCCGGCCGCGTCATGCCGAGCTGCACCAGGCGCAGCACGCGCCATCGGGGCTGTAGGGGCATGCCGGGTCGCTTGGCCGCCCTGGGCGGACCGATGCGCGTCACCACGCCTTCTTCGACCAGCCAGCTCGACTCGATGCGGACGAGGCTCACGCTTTCTCCCCGAGCAGGCCGGTGAGACCCTCGTAGAAATCGCTGAGCAGACGCTCGACCTTCGACGCGTTGTCGGCGTCGATGTTCTCGATGAGCTCGACCGGCATCTCCACCTCGATCGAGGGCGGGCCTTGCAGCGTTACGCCGACCGGGTGAATCGAGACGTGCCCGATGTGCTTCTGGATGCGCTGGCAGTGGCTCATGCCCTCGCGAAAACGGCTCTGAATTCGTGGTCTCATCGCTCGTCGTCCTTCCCGGCCATGAGGCCGCAGAGGTTTTGCAGGTAGGCTTCGGTCTCGGGGTGCCAGCGCACCTCGTCGGCGTAAAGGGACATCACGTAGCCGTGGCTGTGCACGTGGCCGCGGTCGAGGGTGTGCACGACCTCATGCAGCACCGTGAGCTCGAGCTGAAAGTCGAGCCCGTCGCGCAGGACCTCGATCGAGCGCTTCGGGTACGAGCCGTCGACCGCCTCGCCGCGAGGCGCGCAGCCAAGCACAGGCTCGTCGATGCTCCGGTGCGAGCTCACCAGCTCCAGCTCGATGGCGGCGGGGCCAGGCTCGGATACGATGAGCAGCTCGCAGCCGGCGACCGCGTTGACCTCGACGACGGCCTGGCCGAGGGCGTCGACCAGCTCCGGCGCCGACGTCGAGTAGAGGTACGGCCCGGGCTCGAAGGGCTCGCAAGCGGCGAGGGCGAGCAGGGTGGCGAGAGCGAGTGGCCTCATCGGCGGCCGCCTCCGACGACGACCGCGCCGACGACGATGCCCAGGCCGAACCAGCCGGCAGCGATGAGAACGACCTCGAGGATACTCACAAGCCGAGCTCCTGCTTGGCTGCCTTGTGCGCAGCCAGGTAGCGCTCGCGGCCGTCGGCGCTCGCTGTCGAGTTGATGAATGCCTGCACCCGTGCCGCCAGCTGGATGAGCGTCGGGCGGGCGTCGTCGTCGAACTCGAGCACCGTGCGCCAGTCGTCGCTGGCCTGGGTCACTGCCGCATGCCCTTTCGTTTGAGCCAGCCGCGGGCGAGCTCTCGCAGCCTCGAGGGCTCCTCGTGCTCGGCCATTCGTCGCGCGAACTCCTTGAGCGACAGTCCCTCGCCGTACTCGCGATGCAGGTGCTTGAGGTGTTTCGTTTCGTTGGTCATGGTCTCGTCTTCGTCGTAGAAGCCTTCGGCGTCGAAGTACTCGATGAGCTCGTCGAAGCTCTGCTCGCTGGCGATGGCCTTGCGGGCCTTTTCGAGTGCGGTGTCGGTGATGCGGCGAATGAGCTCGCGGTGGACGCCCAAGATGTCGCCGGCCTCGCGACCGTTGTGAGAGCGCCGCTCCCCCACCTCGATCGCGCAGGTGTCTTTCATCGTCTCCAGCCGGGCCAGCATGTCGGCTTCGCGTTTGGGCCAGCGCCGCTTGTGCGTCGAGTAGCCGTTGCGCACGGGGTTGCGGTTGTCGCTCTCGAGCGAAAGGCCGCCGTCTTCGGACACCGCGAGCAGAAGGTGCGCTCGGCAGCCGACCCAGGGGCAGGGCCCTTCGCGACGCTGCGCCCTGCACTCGCCCCAGGTATCGGGCGCGTCGGGATGTCGCGGCGTAACGAAGAGCGGCAGCTGCACCCATGGCTTCGGCATGCGCCTCCCTAGAACGGGATGTCGTCGTCGGGCCCGGCGTGCGACGAATCGCCCCAGCCGTCATCGGCAGGCGAGGGCGCGGCGACTGCGGGCACGTCGTGCTCGGGAACCTCGGCGAGCTTGCTCGACATCAGGCCCGCGAACTCGGCGCGCTTCGCCTCGTCGAGCTGCGAAATCTTGAGCACGCCCCCGCCCTGGGCATTGACCCAGGCCACCTTCGCCCGGGTCTTACCGTCGTAGGTGTCGTGCTCCACAGTGAGCGACACGGGCTGGCGCAACTCCTGGCGCTCGACGTCGAGGATGTCGTTGCCCCGAAACCCGCAGTAGCGAAGCGACTCGGTTGTTCGCTCCCACGTCTTCGTCGTGAAGAAGCCGTACCAGGTGATGGTGCGGCCGGCATACGCGCCGTCGAGAATCTGAAAGCGAACCGCGACCTGTTTCTTGCCGTTCTTCGACTCGCACAGATGGGCGTAGGCCGTCGACCCGTGCTCGTTCGCGCTCTCGGCTGCGACGGCGTTGTAGTACCCCTCGGGGATGAGCTCCATGACTAGCTGTTTCCTTCCTGCGCCGCGCTCGCGCGGGCTTTGACCTTCATCAGGTAGCGGGACAACCTCGCTTCGTCGGTGACGCCCTTGCAGGCGTCCTTCACCGTCTGCGTGTAGTCGTCGTCGCCGATTCGCTCGAGCTCGGCCTGGATGAGCTTGAGGAGCTCTTTCGCGTCGGCCTTTTCGCCGACCTCGAGAGCGGCCGCGAACGGCCCCCAGGGGTTGCCGTGCTCCATCTCGACCTGGTCGGGCATCGGGACGCGGGACTTCGCGTCGTAGGCGGCAGCGTGCACCAGGCGGATGAGGCGTCTGCCGGTCCGGTAGCCGCGGGCGCGCTCTCCGTCGTCCAGAGAGCCGGCGCCGCCTTCGAAGCAGCAGTACCCGAGGACGTCGACCCATTCGGCAATCTGGCCGGCGAACTTGTCGTGCGCTCGGATAACGTAGCGGTCGTAGTCTTCACCCTCCGGGTTCTTGAAGGGCTTCACCATCGAGTGGGCGACGATGATGATGTGCATGCCGCGCTTGCGCAGACGGTCGAGGTCGACGAACAAGTCGCGTAGCTCGTCGAGCGCCATCGAGTAGCCCTTGCCGTAGCCGAACTGCTCGATGCTCGTGATCTCCTTGCCGCGCTTGTTGAACTCGTTCTGTCGGCCCGAGTAGCGCGCGCAGATGTCCGCCCAGATGAGCGCCTCGAGCCGGTCGGCGCTGTCGATAACGAGCGTCTTGTACTCGTGCTTGTTGGCGAGCAGATCGCGAACGGCCGCGCGGACCTCGGCGAGCGTCTCGGGCGCGCCGGCCTCGAACGGGTATCGCGCGACGTCGAGCTCGTCGCTGCCGCTCTCGATGTCGATGACGATCGGCGCCGGCGCGTGGGCCGCCAGTGTCGTCTTGCCGACCGCGTGCGGGCCGTAGAAGCAGAAGCGGCGCGCGCCGGCCTTGCGGCCGCGCGAGACCGAGCCGAGCTTACTCGGCGGGGGTACCGGCATCTGCCGGTGTTGCTGTTGGGGCATCCTGAAGTTCCTCGTGTGGGTTCACGTCGATGAATCGGTGGTCGTCGTCGATGGAGGTCGACTTCGTGCAGACCTCCCAGTACTCGCAGCGCCGGCCGTACTGCTCGCAGGCGTCGGGGTTGCGGGGCCAGGCGAGCTCGCCCATGTCGGCTCCGGCGAGCTGGTGTTTGCGCAGCATCTGGGCGAGCTGCCAGATATCGAACCGGTACTCGTCGAGCTCCTCGTCGAGGCGAACGACGTCGCCGCGCGCGTAGTAGGCGTTTGGGTACTCGGCGATGTGCTCGCGCAGACGCAGGCGATACTCGTCGAGGGGTTCGTCCTCGAGGCGCTGGCGAGAGTCGAGGCGCGGCGCATCTTTCCAGCCGGAGCCGTCGCACTCGACGCACCTCTCAACGCGGACGTCGTCGCCCTCTCCGACGTGAATCTCGCCAGTCCCTTGAACACCACCGCGGCCGCCACCGCATGGTTTGCATCCGGTGCCCTTGGTGTATCGGCGCGACTCCTCGGGCGTCGCGAGCTTCTGCTGTAGGCTCGGCCGCCGAGCGACGTCGTACAGGCAGCGAGCGACGTCGATGCCCAGGGTGGCGCGCAGGCCATCGACGTACGTCGAGACCTGGCCGTCCATGCGCAGGCGCAGCCAGTAGTCCGAGCCGGGCGATAGGTCCGAGTTCGTCGTCTTGTGCTCGACCAACAGGTACTCGCCCGTCTCGGCGTCCTGCACCAGAGCGTCGATCTTGCCGCCGAGGCGAAACGTACGACTCGCGTGCCCCGTTGCGGGGTTCAGCACTGGAGCATCGAAGCGAGACTCGACGGCAATAACGACAAGACGCTCCATGTCGTCGCGCCAGCGCAGGTGGTAGCCGCGCAGGAGTTCCTCCGCCCGGATGTCGTAAATTGGGTCGAGGTCGTCGCTCTTGCCAGCAGCGATCGCATCGAAGGCCTGCGAGAGTGGTTGAATCCCGGACGAGCCGCCGAGCCAGGCGAGCCACCAGGCTTCAAGGCCGTTGTGAAACAGCGTTCCGAACGACAGCGCCACGCCCTTGCGGATAGGCCGGCGGCCGAGCTCGTAGCTGTAGTAGTGAAGGCGAGGACAACGGCGGAGGGCCTTCGCTCGTGAGTTCGTGAGCGTTTCCATCGCGAAATCTCCAACCCCGGCGAAAGACGCAGCCGGGTTAGTGCGGGTTGCGGAGGGCTACGGGAGGGCGTTGACTTCGTCGGCCAACTTGCCGGCGAACGCTTCGGCGAGTTCCATCGCGCGGACGAGGCCGTCGGCGCCGAGGCTGAGCGAAACCCAGTCGGCGTCATCGCTCGACATGCCGTCAGCGAGCCAGACCGCGGCATTCAGCCAGCGCTCGGCGAGCTTGGCGAAGTCGTCGGCCAGGTCGGGGCGACGCTCGCGGAGCTGCTCGAGCTGCTTGACGAGACCAAGGTGCTCGATGAGCGTTTCGCGCGGCGGCTTGAGCTCGAAGACGTTGCCGACGTCGACCGGCGGTTGCGGCGACATGGCTACGCGACCTCAGCCAGCGGCTCGCGGGCCGACGACACGTCGACGTCGTAGTCGCGCTCGATGTCGTCGAGCGACACGTCGCCGCTTACCGTGACGGCGAGGTCGGTGTGGCATCGCTTGCAGCGCGCGCCGATCATCCGATCGCCGTCTTCCGAGAGCATCTGCCAGAGGTAGCGGTGGCTGGTACCCCGCCGGAGCGCGCTAGGCGAGCGCTTCAAACTGTCGTGATAGGCGTGCGAGCACGCCTTCGTCCGTTCCCCATCCATATGTCTCAGACTAATATGTGGCTGCCGCATAAACAACCCCAAGATAGGAGCCTGAGACATATTTTAGGGCAGGTCGATCAGCTCGCGGGCGCCTTTGCCCACGTTTTCAGCCGATTGCGGCCCGCAATTCTCGGGGCCGGCTAGCATGTTTTCGGCTGTCGCGAGCTGAATCTCGAAAAGGGACGGGGCCGCGGCAGCGATCGCCGCGCCCAGCCGCATCCACTCTCGCAAGCCCGTGCGGTCGTGACCTTCCCCCATGTGCGCCGGTGTACCACGGGCTAACCACGTTCACGGACAGCAAAAAGCGATTGAGTCTCGGTTTTTACGGCCGCGCCCGGGAGTGGCGGAAAAATGAACTGCCGGAAAAAAGTGAGGTCCGGCCTACTAACTCAAGGCAGGGGAGCTCAATCCGGACTAGCACTCCCGAACCGTCGGTTCCGTCGAACCATCGCGGCGGAACCGCCGGGATTAGTCCTCGTCGGGGAGGGGGAGGCCTTCAAGGGCCGCTTGGCCCTCGTCGCTGATCTTCAGCTTGTCGAGCATCCCTCGAAGGTTCTCGATCTGCAGCTTGAAGAGGTCTGGGTGTTCGCGTTGCAAGAGCTGCCCGTACCTTAACCAGAGCGCCTCATGGACACCCAGCTGCGGCGTTGGGTCGGGGATGTCTAAAGCCTTCGCAATGGCTGGTACGGCGGCAGCAGCGGCCATCCTGCCCGTCTCGATCGACGAGATAGTGCTCTGCTCGACGCCGACAATTTCGCCGAGCTCCGCCTGGGTCCATCCCCGAAGCTTTCGCACACGGCGCATCTCGTTGCGCCAAGCATCGGTCGTTCGAATCTCCGACTCACTCACAGCCTTCTGTATCTCCAGGCGCGTGGTCCGGCCGGGTAGCGGAGTTCGCATTCGATATGGGTACTACTTAGCGGCATGACGTTGAATCATATATCGGTGACCACAACCTTGCGGAGAAAAATGTCCCAGCCTAATATTCGCCGCGATGGTTGGGGAACGGATTCGGACCTTTCGGGTCGCCGAGGGTCTAACACAGCAACAGCTGGCCGCGAGAGCGGGGCTCACGCAGAGCGCGATTTCCTCGTACGAGTCGGGGCGCGCGGAACCCTCACTCGAGACACTTCGGCAGCTTGCGCGCGCCCTCAAAATTCAGCCGCGTGACCTTCTTCCCGATCTGCCAACGGGCAGGGACGCGCCCGCGGGGGCCGAGTGAGCGTCGCGACGTCAGTCGCGGAGCCGGCCCGCGATGAACACGACGAATCCGGCCGCCGCCGCGAGAATGCCCATGCCCATCCACGAGGCGCTCTCCGTGGCCACGCCTGCCGAGCAGAGCGGCATACCGCCGACCAGCAGCATCATGCCGATCGCCTTGAGCCCGCTGCCGGAGCTCTTGGTCGAGACGTGCAACGGCTGCTGTGCCGTGGCGCCCGGGGCCATCTGGGGAGCGCTCGGCGGCAGGTCGAGGCGCTCGCCGCAGTACCGGCACTTGATGGCGGTGGGCTGGATCTGCTCGCCGCAGTACGGGCAGGTCTTCAACGCGGTCATCGGGGTCGGCGGTGGCTGGGGCATAGCGCCGAACCATGGTCGCCGAATCCGCTGGCACGACCAATCGCTCAGATTGAGGGAGCCCAAGGGGCCGCGTACTCGGCGCGCCGATTCGTAGACAACTTTGAGTCACCGCCACCGATAAGCCGCGCGTGTCCCCGCGCGCAGAAGGAGCGAGGCTGATGGCCCGCAAGTACCGCAAGGTCGAGGTTGCCCTTTGGGGCGACGCTCGATTTCGCCGCCTGAGCTCCGCGCCGCCGAACGCGCAGGACCTGTTCATCGCCCTGCTGATCGGCAAGCACACGCTCCCCATCCCCGGCGTTGTCCCGGCGACGCCAGAGGAGCTCGCGGCGTCGATGCGGTGGACCGAAGCCTTTGGCGCAGGCTTCGACGAAGCCTTTCGCAAAGCCTTCGACGAAGTGTGCGCAGAGGGTCTCGCGGAGGTCGACCCCGAGGGGCTCATCTACCTGCCTCGCGCGCTGCTGGATGGCAAGGGTCGACCCCGGGAGAGCAACAAGCCGGAGTCCCCTAACGTGCTCCGAGGGTGGGGTAAGTGCTGGGATGACGTCCCCGAGTGCGGGCTAAAAGACAAGATTTATCGGGACCTTGAATCCTTCGCGAAAGCCTTGGGCGCATCCTTCGCGAAAGCCTTCGGCGAAGCCTTCGAGGAACCCTGCGGCCATCCTTCGCCGAATCAGGAACAGGAACAGGAACAGGAACAGAAAGAGAAAATAACCTTGTCCCGACCCCTGGCGGAGTCGGGCTCCGGCGCCCGGGAGGGCACTCGGGAGAGCAAGCCCCCTCCGGAGCCAGAGCGACGCAGCCAGCGGCCGAGACCGAAGCGGTCGCTGCCGGAACGCGCCTGGAAGCTGGCCGACTACCTGCGCCGCCATCTGCTGCGCTGGAAGCCCGACCACGCCATTGGCAAAGGCGCGACCTCCGAAGCCAAGTGGGACACCTCGCCGACGCGCCGGTCCTGGGCCCAGGCGGCCGAGCTCATGCTTCGCGACGCTCGAGGCGGTGACGGCCGAGACTTGGACCGCACGCTCGAGATCATCCGCTGGCTCTTCGGCGAGAACCAGCAGCGCGAGAGCGGTCGCTTCCGCGTGGAGTCGATGGCGTCGCTTCGCAAGAAGTGGGACGCGCTCGACGACGCGAGTAGGCCCCGCCGGGTTAACGGCGAGCCGCAGCGCAAGAGCTTCGACGAGCTCTACGAGGGCTACGAGGTGCACTCGTGAGTCGAGAGCTTCCGCACAACGAGAACGCAGAGCGCTCGGTGCTCGGTGCGGTGCTCGTGCGCCCCGAGGTCCTCGACGCCATCGACCTGTGCGCCGAGGACTTCTTCGACCCGCGGGCCCGGGCAGTCTGGAATGCCTTCGGCGAGATTCGGTCGCTGGGGCGCGCCATTGACTCGCGCACCGTCGAGGAGTCGCTGAGACGCTCCGGCGCCTTCGATGCCGTCGGCGGTTTGCCGTACGTCTCGCAGCTTGCTCTCGACACGCCGACCGCGGGCAACGCCAGCCACTACGCTGCAATCGTCCGCGAGTACTCGACGACTCGGCAAACGATGCTCGCTGCGTCCGAGCTGGTCGAGGCCGGCTACACCGGTCTCGCTCGCGGCGATGACCTTTTGGCTCAGTTTCGCGAGGCCGCTCGCGGCATCCGTCCTTCCCAGCGGCATCGCGTCTACAGCGCGCGCGACCTCGCGGAGCGTCGAACGCGTGAGCTCGTGAAGGCGAGTGAGCAGCAGGCGCGCGGTGAGACACCTGGCCGCGTGCCGACGGGGATGTTCGCGCTCGACGAGATCATCGGTGGGCTGCCGCGCGGTAACCACGTGGGGCTCGTCGCGCAGACTGGCCACGGCAAGACCGCGACGCTGATGCACATGGCCTTTCACGCTCCGGTGCCGGCGCTCTACTTCACGTTCGAGGAACTCGAGCGCGACTTGGTCGACCGCTTCATGGCGGCGCGCACGGGGATTCCGGGTATTGCCATCTCGACGCTGCGGCTGAACGCTGAAGACTTCGCCAACCTGGTCGGCAGCGTCGACCAGGTGCCGAACGACGTGCACTTCGTCGCTGGCCGCGGCATGAGCGACGAGGAGGTCGCACGCACTGCGCGGCAGGTCGGCGCTGAGCTTGGCGTCGGCCTGGTGGTCGTGGACTACTTGAATCGCGTGCGCCTCTCGGCATCGCCGAAGCTGCGCACTGACGAGCGCATGCGACATGCCGTCGGTCTGTTCGACGACGCGTGCGGCGTGCTCGACTGCGCGTGGGTGACCGCGGCGCAGGTCAACCGAGATCCAGGAAAGCAGAACAGGCCGCCGCGCATCACCGATGCGCGCGAGTGTGCGGCCATCGAGGAGTACTCAAAACTCGGCCTGGTCGTTCACAGGCCCAACAAGGGCCGTCCTCGCGATGAGGGCGGCGACGACGAGCTCGACGTCATCGTGGACAAGCAGAACCTGGGCCCGGACCAGGCGATTGCTCGCTTCGGATGGCACGGCCCGACGATGACCATCTCGCCGTGGCGAGAGTGACTGGGGGAACCTGTGGGTGAAGAGAAAAACAGCGAGCCGCTCAGCGCCGACGAGGCCGCGGACCGCTTGCTCGCGTATGCCGATGAGCTCGAGCGCCGGATGGGGGGCAAGGGTTCGGAGGGCGCGCATTGGCTCCGCGAGAGTCTGCTGTTGCAGCGGGCTGTGGCGAAACACAACAAGCGGGCCGACCAGTTCCGATGAGCTTCTACGAGGTAGCGCACGCCGAGTGCATCGGAGCGATGGGGGCGATGGAGTCTGGGAGCGTCGACGTCGTGATCTCCGACCCGCCGTACTCCGAGCACGTCCACGCCAATGGCTGGGCCGGCAAAGACACGGGCGTCTACGGCGAGCGCGTCGACTTTGGCTTCGAGCATCTCGACCCAGAGACGCTGTCCTGGTCGGCCTATCACATGGCCAGGCTCGCGCGACGCTGGATCGCTGTCTTTACCGACCTAGAGTCGATCGGCGATTGGAAGCGTGCGTTCGAGGGCCGAGGCGTCGAGTACGTCCGTTCGATGGTCTGGACAAAGCGCGGTGGCCAACCGCAGCGCACCGGAGACAGGCCGGCGGCGCACGCTGAGGGGCTGGTGCTTTGCCACCAGCGCAAGCCGAACGGGAAGCCGATGCAGAAGCGTTGGAACGGTGGCGGACGCGGCAACGTGTTCGAGCACGCGGTCGTGAAGGACCGTGTGGCGAACGCTGTGCCTGTGCGGGTGCACAAGACCCAGAAGCCGCTCAAGCTCATGCGCGAGCTCGTCACGCTCTTCAGCGACCCGGGCGAGCTAATCCTGGACCCATTCGCGGGCAGCGGCACGACGGGCGTCGCAGCCAAGTTGCTCGGACGCCGGTTCGTCGGCTTCGAGCGCGACAGGGACATTTGTGCGGAGGCGCAGAGGCGCATCGCGAAGACCTACGCACCGAGGGCGGTGCGCGAAGCCTTGGAGGGCAAAAAGACCGATGGCAAAAGTGCAGACTGAACTACCGGGGACCGAGCGGCCCAGCATCGAGCCGCTGGACGAAGCGACCAGCGACTACCTGCAGGCGCGCGACGAGTACAATCGCTGGAAGCGAAAGAAGGCCGACGCGCGAGCTCATCTCGAGGCCGAGATGGAAGAGCATGGCGACAACCTCGAACGCGATATCGGCGGCGCGCTCGTCTACGACTTCTACGACGGCGAGACGCAGCACCAGGTCGTGCTCGAGACCAAGCGCAAGCTCAAGGTGCACACCAAGCCAGCACCAGCGAGCGCGAACGACAACGAGGGCGATGGCAAGAGCGAGTTGACCGAGGACGATGTCGACGACGCCTACGCCGAGGCGTTTGGCGATGACGACTTCGACGACGACGACTTCGACCCGCCGCCGTCGCAGGGCATGGGGCAACCGGAGCAGACGCTCGGATAGCCATGAGCTCGCAGGTCGCCATGTTCGAGTTGCCGTCGCTCGAGTTCGTCGTGCTCGGCACGCCCGTGACCCAGGGGTCGAAGGCTGTAGCCGGGTACGCGGGCGAGCGCATTCCGACCAGGAAGGGCGTCGCGATTCTGAAGCCGCGCGCCATCCTCGTCGAGCAGTCGAACATGGCGACCGAGACGCGCAAGGCGCACAGGCTCAAGCGCTGGCGCGAGACGATTGCGATGACTGCGATGCGTGTCGTCCAGCGTGACAACTGGCAGCGGGTCGCCGGACCGGTGAACCTGTGCTGCGAGTTCGTGTTCACGCGGCCCAAATCGCACTTCGTTGGCGGCGACCGGATGCGTGGCCGGCTCACGGCCAAGGCGCCCTCGCATCACGTAGGCTACCCCGACCAGGACAAGCTGCTGCGTGCCGTGGGCGATGCGCTCACCGGCATCGCCTACGACGACGACTCGCAGGTCGTCTCCCACGACGGGTCGCTCAAGCGCTGGTCGCACAGCGCCCTCGGCAGGCCCGGCGTGCGGGTGACCGTGCGGAGGCTGGCGTGAGCTTGCCAAGGGCCAAGGCGCTGGGGCCGGCTCGACTGGCCTCGCACGTGGGTGCGGTGACGCCCTGCAAGGCTGGCTTACGCGAGAAGGCCCCTGGCAGGCTGGCTGTGCCCCTGGAACGCCTCCGGTGCGGCACGTGTGTGGGTAGGTGGTTTGGGCGGCGTGGTGGGGCTCTCAGGGGGCTTCTCGGCGATGCGCGAAATCGGACCGCTGTGATGCTGTTCGTTGCGATTGGCGTCGCTAACAGCACGAAATCATTACGTGTGGGTGCGACTGCGCTAGGGCGTAAGGCACTGAAATCGTTGGCAGCAAGCGACGGGAGTGGGGCAAAATGAGCGCTCGTAAGTGCTTGGAAAGACGTCGAGTGGCGGCTAAGTATCGATTTTTCTTAGGGGTTCTAAGGACAGCCCGCCCGCTCCCGAACACCGAATTTGGATTTCGGTCTGGCCCAAAACTCCAAGCGGAGCGGAATTAGTACATGCCTGCTGGAAAAAAGGCCGACCAGAAGCCGACCCTCACCGAGGAGCTCGACGTGTTTCGCGGCGCCGAACCCGAGGCCGGAATCGCGATCATCGTCGCCGACACCCAGGCCGTGAAGGTGCTCGCCGCGTGGTCGCTGTTCCGCGTGCCGAAGTGGGTTCGACCTCGAGGGCGGCGCCCGCCGGAGAGCGACCCGGGCGATCTTTTCGAGTGGCTGTGGGCGCCGGTCTGGCGACGCATCGACTTCGAAGATTTTGCGCGCGCCGCCGGCATGGCGCCGCACACCGCCGAACTCAAGCTGCGCATGTGCGTGCACGCACGGATGGCCTACCCCGACGGTTCGTTGTCGGAACCGGCGCAGCGTCTACTTCGATCGTACGTGCGGTCGAAGGTTCCGAGGCCGCGCCGCCAGAAAGAGACGGCAGGCAAGCCGCTCGCTGAGGAGACCTGATGTCGTCACGACTCAAACCTCGAACGAAATCGAACCAGGGCCGCCCCGCGAAGCACGGGCTTCGCCGAGGCGAAGGGGAGGACGGCGACAAGGGCGCCGAGCTCTACAAAGACTTCGTCGCGAACGCGCGCGCGAAAATCGAGGACTGCGACGACGCACTCGAGCGAGCCGAAGTCATGCTCGACATGCTCACAGAGGCGTCGCTGCGCACGCTTGAGGGGCGCGGCACGACCGCGATGAACAAAGAGCTGCGCGCGTTCGCATCGAGTATTGCGCGACTGATTCCGAAGGTGAGGCTGTACGCGGCCGAGCAGGTTGTTCTCGGCAACCGGGTACCGACGAAGCCGACGAACAAGGCCGGCGGCGGCAAGATGCGCGAGGTCGTCCAGGCTACCGACGCCGACGCGGACGAAGAGTCCGCTGCGTTGCCCGCGCCGATGCGCCGGGGATGACGCAGAGCGCCCAGCACGCCGCAACGGAGATTCTCGCCGCCGAGCAGCTCGGCGGGCGCTTCGTTGACATCGCGGTCGACATCCGCAGCTGGGGCCGGGACCCGTCGGCGAAGAAGCCGCACTATGAGTCGAGCAAGTCGCTGCTGTCGGCTGGCGGGGTGTGGGACCGGCGCCTTTCGAAGTGGACCGACCGCAGCCCGAGCCGCTATCTCACCTGGCACGTTCACGCGGGCCAGGAGCACAGCATCGACTGGTTCGGTCGATGGCTCGAGGCGTACATCGCGGGCGACCGCCTGGTCGGCTTCGAGGACGTCTACTCGATGCTCAATGTCGGCGGTCGGCGCGGCGGCAAGTCGGACGCGTCGGCGAAGCTGCTCGCGCTCTTCGGCGTGGCCGTGCCCGAGTCGATCGTGTGGCTCATCTGCCCGGCGCTGCGCAAGACCGAGGAGCTCCGCCGCATCTTCCGTAGCATCCCGAGTGGCACCGAGCCGGGCGCTTGGGGCCGCTGGTCGGCCGGGCAGGGCAAGCTGACGCTCTGGACGGGCACCGAGTACGAGTTCCGCACGGGCGACAGCGCTGAGCTCGTGAAGGATGGCCGCTGCGACGTCGGCTTGCTGAACGAGTCGCAGATGATGGAGAACGGCGTCTACCGGAACGTGCGTGCGCCGATCGCCGACACCGGCGGACTCATCATGCTCACGGCCAACCCGCCCGACACCGAGCGCGGCTTCTGGGTACAGGATGTCTACGACGCTGCCCGCGGCGGGACGCCGGGCTGGGTGTTCTTCGAGTTCGCCAGCGAGAACAACCCAACCATCGACCACCGGGCACTCGAGACCATGCGCGACGACCCCGCCATCGGCGAGGACGAGTACTTGCGCGAGGTCAAAGGCCAGTTCCTGGCGGTCGGCGACCGGGTCTACAACAGCTGGTCGCCGCGGCTGAACGTGCGCGAAATCCCCGACCAGATGGAGCCCTGGGCGCGCGAGTTCACACCCGAGTACCTCAACGGCTGGGCTTTCGACCTGGTGGCCGTCGCCGACTTCCAGCGGCAGCCGATGGTCGCCTCGGTCTGGGACTTCTTTCGAGACCCGAGCGGTATCGTGCACGCCTGGTGCATCGCGAGCGTCTCGCCGGACGGCGACGAGTTCGCCTTGATGGACGCGGTCGACGACAAGGGCCGCGAGATAGCCCGCGACACATCGCCGCAGGCCATGTGCTTCGTCGCCGACGCCACCGGCGAGTACCAGGACGCCGGGCGCAACCCTGGCAAGAACTCGTGGGAGTACCTCGAGAGTCGCGGGTATCGCGTCTTCGCCCCCGACGCACGGCTACGACGCAAGAACCCCGATGTGCTTGAGACGGTGCGCACGGCGAACGCCATGATGCGCACGTCGTCGGGGCACCACCGCATCAACGCGCTGCCGGGCGCGCTCCAGGTAGTCAAGGCCTGCGCCCGCTGGAAGAACAAGAACGGCTATCCCAACAAGATGAGCCAATGGGCCCACGTCGGCGACACGGTTCGCTACATGGCTCACCGCTTCTTCCCGCGCACCAAGCGCTTTTCGAAGTTCGAGTACGAGCTCGTCGAGCCGGCGACGACCTCGCGCGACCGCGAGCTCGATGGCTTTTAGGCCTTAGATCGACGGCGCGAGATTGACCGTTTCGAATGCTCGCCGATTTTGGCTGAGCATGGCGGGCTGGAGTCCGTATACGGGGGACGCGCCGGAGTCTGCGCTGCGGCGCGCCCCTGAGATTCCCGACGACCCTGGGTCGGACATGCAGTCGTTTCGGATCCACCGCAGCGACGAGGCATGGGTCGGCCACCCGGGCACGAAGCTCACCGTCCGCAAGCTGCTCGCGTCGTACGCCCTGGCCGAGCAGGGCGAGCCCGAGCGGATGATCGAAATCTTCGACGACCGCCTGCGCATCGATGGCCATATGCGCGACGCCTTCGAGACGCGCGAAGAGGACGTCGCCGCCGCGTCGTGGATTCTGCTGCCGGGCGACAACTCGGCCCTCGCCAAGCGCGTCGTCGAGCTGTGCACCCGGGCGCTCCAGGACGTTCCCCACCTGGTGCAGACGCTCGAGCACATGGAGACGGCGCTGCGCTACGGCTACGCGTACGCGGAGATCGACTGGCAGCGCGTCGACGGCCTGGTCGTGCCGAGGTGCTTCTACCCGGTCTGGCCCGGGCACTTCAAGTTCGACATGGGTACCGACGAGCCCTTGTTGCGCACGGCTGAGAACCGCAGCAAGGGCGAGCCGCTCGCCCCCGGTCGCTGGTGGGGGCTGTGGCGCCGCGGCCGCAAGAAGGCCACCGCCGGACTGATGACCACCTGCGCGATTTGGTCGATGTTCAAGACCTACGGCGTGCGGGACTGGATGCGGTTTATGGACCGCTACGGGCTGCCGTACAGCTACGCGAGCTATCAGAATCTCGCCCCCGACGAGCGCAAGGAACTCAAGCGCATGATGCAGATGCTTGGCTCCGACGGCTGGGCAGTCTTCTCGGCCAACGTTGACGTCAAGATGGTTGAGGCCATGCGCTCCGGCAAGGCCGAGGACGTGCACGGAGCAATGGTGGCGCTCTGCAATGCGGAGGTTGCGAAACTCGTGACCGGCTCGACGATTGCCAGCGAGGCCGGCGACAACGGCAGCTACGCCCTCGCTAGCGAGCAAGGCGGCCGTGTCTTTCACCGCAAACTGCGCGACGCGACGAAGCTTGCCGAATCGTTTCGCGACTGCGTGCTGCGTCCGTTCGTCAAGTACAATGGCTTCGACACCATCGCGCCGAAGATTCGGTTTCACGTCGTGCGCTACCAAGCGCCGAATGACCGAGCGCTCACGTTCCGCCACGTGCAAGGCTTGGGCGTTCCGGTGAGCCGGCAGCAGGTACAGACCGAGCTCCAGATCCAGGAGCCTGTCGACGACAACGACATCCTGCAGCCCCTCATCGAACCGCCTTCGATTCGGGAGACCTCCGATGCGGCTTGATAAGGGGGCACAGCTGCCCGGAGTCCAAGGACTCACCGACAAGCTCGTGGCCGACTTGTTGCCCGAGTACTTCACCGGCGAGTTGCGTACGAGCGCGCCGCCGCGCGTCCTCGCGGCCAACGGCCAGGGGCTCAGCCGCGACGAGCGCGTCGAGCTTCTCGAGCAGCTGAATGCTGGCAAGCATGTAGAGCTCGACATCGAAATCATCGCGAGCATCGAGCCGGCCAAGCCCTTGCCCCTGCCGGCGTCGCAGCGCGAGCTCGCGAATGCGAACTTTTCCCGGTTTCATTCGGTTGGCATCGCGAGCTTCATCCGCTCGTTCAAAGATCAGCCGTTTCTGCGCGACCACAACCAGGGGACCATCCTGGCTAAGGGCGGGACTATCACGGCGGCCGATTACCGCCGCGGGGACGACGGCGGCTACGAGTTCATTCAGCGCGTCCGCCTCGTCGAGCCGTGGGCCGTGCGCGGAGTCCTCAACGACAACATCAAGGAATTCTCGATCGGGTGGATGTGGCGCGGCGGCACTTGGGACGACCTCAAGACCGCGTTGCAGTGTTCGGTCTGCCGCACGTCGCTCTTCGGCTCGGACTGCCCTTGTTGGCCGGGTGACGTCATGGAGGGCGACGACGGGGAACCGGTCATCGTCGAGGCACTTTGGCTTTCGCGGCACGTCTACGGAATCGAGACGTCGGCCGTTTTGTACCCGGCCGTTGAGGGCACGGGGATTTTCGACATGAGCGCGTTGCGCGCTCTCAAACAGCGAGGACACGGGAAGATGGACAAGATTCTCAAGCAATTGGGGCTGTCCGAGGACTCGAGCCGCGAAGATGCTCTGGCCGCGATCAAGCAGCTCCAGGAGAAGGCGTCGAACGACGTCGACTCGTCGGCGCTGTCGCGGCTCGAATCTCGGGCCGATGCCGCGGGCAAAGACAACGAGCGGCTCGAAACGCTGCTTGCCGCCGAGCGCGAGGCGCACGCCGCGGCCAAGGTGCAGCTCGATGCAGCTCGCGCCGAGCTCGCGGGGCTGGCCGAAGCCGCTGAGGAGGCCAAGGCGGCCGAGGATCAGGCGCGCATCGACGGCCTGGTCGAGCGCGCGAAGAACGAGGGGCGACTCCCGATTCAACGCGACGCCAAAGGCGACGAGGTCGAAAGCGGACTCGAAAAGAGCATCCGCAATATCGCCAAGACCAGCGGCTTCGAGGTCGCGAGCGAGTACGTCTCCGGCCTGGCCCAGGTGGCCCCGCTGTCGCAGACGGCTCAGTCGTCGACCGTCACCAAGACTCGAACCTCGGAGGGCGGAGACGCGGCCAGCCAGCTCACCGAGAACCAGCTCAAGGTCGCAAAGCAACTCGGTCTCACGGCTGAGCAGTACCTCGCGCAACTCAACAAGTCGCAGGCGACCAACTAGGAGGGCGTCATGGCAGCACTCACGCAAGATCGAAACACGCCGCGAAAGCGCCTGCGCGACACGTTCGTCGGCGGCGTTGCGGCAAGCACCATCATCTACGCGGGCGCACTCGTCGCGCGCAACGCGGCGGGCTATCTCGTTCCGGCAGCCCCCACGGTCGGCCTGGTTGTCGTTGGCCGAGCCGCCGAACGTGTCGACAACTCCGGCGGCGGAGACGGCGACTTGACCTGCAAGGTCGAGACGGGCGTCTTCAAGTACGAGAACGCAGCTGGCGGCGCCGCCGTCGAGCAGGCCGACGTTCTCGGCACGGCCCAGGCGGAGGTCGCCGACGACCAGACGGTCGCAGGCCCGACGCACGGAACCAACAACATCGCTGCGGGCCGAATCGTCGAGCTCGAGAGCGACGGCGTTTGGGTCGCCCTCGGCCTGTAGGAGGCAATCGACATGGGTATTCTCGACAAACAGAAAGTCGTCGACGCCGAAGTTGGCTTCCGAGCCATCTTCGAGGAGCAGATGCTCGGCCAGGAAGCCCGACCGAGCGAGATGATGCTCCAGGAGTACAACACCGGGAATCCGCGTGAGGTACTGAAGTGGCTCGAGCGCCAGAACGGCGTTGTGGAGTGGACGGGCGACCGCATCTACGACAAGGCCCGGGCGTTCGAGAAGGCACTGGCGGTCAAGAAGTGGTCCGTCGGCCTCGAGGTCGAAGCCGAGGACATCGAAGACGATCGGCTCATGCTGTATACGCCCGTCATCCGCGAGATGGCGGACGACTTCGTGCAGCACAAGTGGGACCTCATCACCACGAAGCTGAAAGCCGGCTTCGGCGGCTCCGAGGGCCTGGCTTACGACGGGCAGTTCTTCTTCGACACCGACCACCGGGACGGCCCGGACGGGGACGTGCAAGTCAACATGGGCACGGCCGCGCTCACCGCGGACGCCTTCGACGCCGCGCGCATTGCGATGCGCAAGATCAAGAAGGCGAACAACAAGACGGCGAACGTGCGTCCGACGCACATCGTCGTTGGCCCGGACCTCGAGCCCACGGCCGAGAACCTGTTCAACCTCGACCGCCTGGCCAACGGCGCCGATAACCGGCTTCGGGGCGCCGTGCAGATCGTCGTGTCCAACGAGCTCGCCGACCAGCCCGCGTACTGGTTCCTCATGGACCTGTCGAAGGTCATGAAGCCGTTCGCGATGCTGAGCAAGCGTCCGGTGACGTTCCGCTCGCAGGACAACCTGACCGACGAGTCGGCGATGGACAAGGACCTCTACAAGTACGCGGCCGACGCCCGGTACGACATCGACTTCTGGGGCTGGAAAGTCGCCTGGGGTTCGAACGGCACCACCTAGCCACGAGGCTGTAGCGACGTAGCAAAACCCGAGACGAGGGCCCGGGGAAGCCCGGGCCCTTTTGGAGCCAGACGATGAAGAAGACCCAGTACGAGATCAACACGCTGCACGGCAAGAACTTCCAGCGCTGCGGTGTCGTGTTCACGCCGGAGCGCAAGACGGTGACCGTCGCCGAGGACGCGCCCGGGCAGGAGCACCTGGCGCCGCACCAGCGCAAGCCCGCCGACGAGGCTGCCGACCTGTCGGCCTCCCAGCTGGCCTGGGTGGAGCAGGCCCAGAAGACGAAGAACAACCCCGGCGGCGTCCTGGCCATCCACGGGGCGGCGCCGAAGGCCGAGGCCTCGAAGGATCCGGGCAAGGATCCGGGCAAGGATCCGGGCAAGAAGGGTGGCAAGTAGCCAGCACCACCGATGCCGTACTGCACGGCACAGGATGTCGAGGACGCCGTCGGCGGTCCTGATCGGCTCATTCAGCTGATCGACTGGGACCACGACGGCGACACCGACGACACCGGCGAGTCCGCCGACAACACGCGTCTCGTCGCGATGATCGACGAAGCCTCGGCGTGGGCTGCTCGCTATTTGTCGCGTCGGGTATCGCTCCCCCTGGATGTCGATGCGGCCACGGTCGACCCCTCGCTGCGCAAGCTGGTCGCGCGCGAGGTGGTCTACCGGTACCGGCAGGCAAATCAGAACGCCACCGAGGCCGACATTCGCGAGCACGAAGAGGCGCTCGAGTGGCTACGCGCCGTCTCGACCGGCGAGTCCACGCTTGCGGCCGATGTTGCCGCGGCAAGCGAGAACTGGGTTGGCGGCGAGGTTGGCGATCGGGACGAGCTCGACGACGGCGATACGTTCACGCGCAAGAACTCGGGGGGCTTCTGGTGACCGGCTTTGTACAGCCCTCGATCCGGATGGACCTCGAGGACATCGACGACGGCTTCGACGCCATGAAGCGGCGCGCGCGCGACCTGCGGTCGGTCTGGCGCAAGTTCGAGCCGATCGCGAAGCAAGACCAGAAGGAAACGGCCCGCCTCGCAGAGGGGCCCGACAAGCAAAAGTGGGAACCGCTGGCGCGTACGACTGCCAGCAAGCGGCTCAGGCGACGGCAAGCCAGCGCTCGCCGAAACCGCAAGCGCGTGCCTAAGCGGGTGACGAAGAAGCCGTTGGGGCGGCTGCCGCGGCAAGCGCAGTTCCGATTCAACCGCGACACCTTCCTGGCCCGCTCGCGGGTCAAATGGTCGGGCATCCACCAGGACGGCGGCGTCGCCGGCAAGGGCGCGCGCATTCCGGCCCGAACGCACGTCTACTTCTCCGACGACTCGCTCGAGCGCCTGCGTGACATGCTCGCCGAGCACGTCGCGAGGGCGTTCTGATGCCGGCGCTGCGGACGCAGATCGAGGACGCCGTGATTGCGGCCCTCACGCCGCTGCTCAAGCCTGGCAAGGGTGGGGCGGCCGACGGCTACCTCGTTACGCTCAAGCCGTACCAGGGCCCGCCCTCGCCGGAGAGCGACGACGTCAAACGTCTGCTCGACGGTGGCGGCCCGGCGTTGTTGGTGACGACCGAGGACGCGGGCTACGACGAGATCACGATGCGCCGGCGCACAGCCGAGATGACGCTGCAGATCGTCATCTACGCGCTCTCGAATCACACCCGAAACTTCGAAGCACGAGCTCGCGGTGACGTTCGGAGCACCCAGCTCAGCGAAGACCCCGGCCTGTACCAGCTCATGCAGGACGTTCGCGACAGGCTTTTCGGCGCCAACCTGGGCATCGAGTGCGTCAGGCGCCCGTACCCGCTTTCGGAGAACTCCTTGGCGCGCGCGGGGGACTGGGGCGTCTGGCGCTTGGTTTACGAGGTCGACGCCGACATCGAGGCCGACAATCCGCTCGCCGAAGCTCCGTACGTCACCGAGATGGGCATCGACGCGAACCTGGCCGGCGACGACACGGCAGACCCGATCGTCGAAGCCGATCGCGACCTGGACATCCCGGGCGTCGAGTTCTACGGCACGACCGCCCCGGCAGAGGTGACCAGCTACAGCCGGAGCTCGCCCGTGACCGCGGTGACCGCAGTGACGGTAGACGGGCCGACGATCACCGAGTTCGCTGCGGACGAGTACGCCTACGGCGTCGACGCGAGCTTTCCCCATGCTGGCAGCCGGGCGGCGATCGTGCCCCCGTCGGGGCGCAACCTGCTGGCCTACTCACCGGCGGCGGACCCAGGGAACGCCGCTTGGACGGAGGACGACGTCTTCGAGTTCGCGGCGCCCTCGTCGGTTCCGGGGCCGATCGGCAACGTTCAGGCTCTACTCGTGTCGCTCTCGGGGCTCGACCGACGGTTGCAGGCCGCCGTGTCCGTCGGCACCCTCACGATCGGCGCCTGGTATTGCTTCAGCGCCTATATGCGCAAGCCGACAGAGCCGGACCTGGGGCCCTTCAGCGGGGTGCTCAATCCAGCCGACGTCATTCGCATGCGAGCCGACACCGGGACGCTCGAGGTCATCGAAGACCTCGACGTGAACCTGACTGAGGCGTGGGTCCAGTACTACCTCGCGTTCGTGGCCACTAAGACCGAGGCGCTGGTGCGCTTCATCTTCCCCGCGATCAACGAGGCCATCTGGATGCCTCAGTGCATCCAGCTCGAGGCCGGTACCCAGCCGACGCCGTGGATCCGGACCGACGGAGCCGCCGCCGATCGCGCGTCGACCGTCATCAACTTCGAGTTTGAGGGCGAGTCGGGCCGCATCGGCAACAACGGGGCCGGGCCCGTGCTCACGCTCGGGGACAACGATTTTGCGCTGCGCGACTCCGAGGTCATCGGCGACCTGGTCGCGAAGGCGGTCGCCCTTCCGTAGGAAAGCGAGGAACGAATGCCCGAAACTGTCTACGAAACCGTCGTCGCCAAGTCGGAGGCACAGCCTTGCCCGATGCGGCGGACCTCTGTGGCTCCGACGCCCGACGGGCGCGATCGCTCGTGCATCTACCACGACGTGCCGGTGAAGGTGCCGGTGAAGTACCACCCCGACGCGCGCTACTACCGGGGTCGGCTGCGCAAGGGCGACCTGGTGAAGGTCGCGCCGGCGCCTGCGAAGTCCGCGAAATCGACCCCGGCCCCGGCGCCGACGAAGAAAGAGGAGTAACCGATGACGATCGAAACGGGTCTCTCGTCCTCGGTCCGCAAGCCGGGCCGCTATCAGAAGTTCAATGTCGCGAACGCGGCCCGCGGTGGCGGCGACGGCGACCGGGCTATCGTGCTCGTCGGCATCAAGTCGGCGTCGGGCACGTTCCCTGTCGAGCAGCCGAGCGAGGTGTTCGACGAGGCTGGCGCAGACACCGGTTGCGGCAGCGGCTCCGAGCTCGCTTTGATGGCCCGCTGGGCCATGCTGGGCGCGCGCGACTACGGCAAGCGCCCGCGCATCTTCGTCTGCCCGATCGCAGCCCCGGGGGCGGGGGCGGCTCGCGTTCAAACGATCGCCATCGGCGCCGGCACGGCCACCGAATCGGAAGAGCTGATCGTCAAGATTGCCGGCCGAATCATCCGGGCGGCCGTCGTCGTCGGCGACGACCAGGACGCAGTGGCCATCAAGCTCCGGGACGCGTCGAACGAGGAGGCGCCGAACCTGCCGTTCACGGCCGCTCTCGACGGCACGAACGTCAACGAGGTTGACTACACCGCTCCGCATGCGGGGGTGAATCCGGCCGACGCCGAGTTCGAGATCCTGCAGACAGTCGCCGGTCTGGGCTCGGTGACCACGACCGAGGAGACGGCGGGCGCCGGTACGGTCGACGCCACGAACGCTCTCGATTCGTTGCTCGACCGTGACTACAACTTCGTCGTTCTGGCCAACCACCAGAGCGCCGACATCGCGGATCTGGCCGCTCACCACGCGTCGGCCTGGAATGCCGGCACCAAGCGTTGGCGGCACTCCATCGTCGCGGAGCGCGGCACCCTCGCGGCGGGGCAGGTGCTCGCCACCGCCGCGGACGACTACAAGCAGATCGTCATCTCGGCGGAGGGGTTCCGCAATACCTGCGGGGAAATCGCAGCGTACGTCGCTGGCGCCCTGGGCGGAGAGGACGACGTCAAGTTGCCCTGGAACGACGTGGAGCTGCCGTCGCTGTACCTGCCGGACCCAGCCGACGTCCCGAGCGACGCGGAGATCGAAACCGGTATCGCTGGCGGTCTCTTCATGCTCAGCGTCAACGACAACGGCACGCGGGCCAAGATCGTTCGCGCCTGCACCACCATGGTCACGTTCAACAGCGTGCCTTTCTACGAGCTGCTCGACCTGAGCGTCTCGGCCATCATGGTCAAGGCGGCGCGCCGAGTCGACGTCGCCCAGGCGCTGGCCTTTCCGCGGGCTGTCATCGACCCGAGCACAGAGAAGGCGCTCTGGTCGGTGTCCTACTCGACGCTCAAGCAGCTGGAGAACGAGGGCGACCTCAAGGATGTCGACCTGTACATCGACGAACTCGTCGTCGGGGTCGATAGCGTCGTGAGCAGCCGCTACAACACCGCGTTGCCCCTGAGCCCGGTGAGGCCGCTGAACCAGATCTCCAACCTCATCAACCTTCTGCGCTAGCCCGGAGGCTTTCGAATGTTCGTAGACAACGCATATCTCGAGGTGGATGGGCAGCTGCTCGACCATCCGATGTCGCTCGAGATCACCGACGAGCAGTCGGGCGCCGAGCCGGTCAACACCATGACCACCGCCCGGCGCGCCCTCGGGACCACGCCGGGCAACCGGGCGATCGGCGGCACGCTCACCACCAAAGTGGGGGCGCCGCGCGAGTACGACTGGCACGCGCTGCACCGCACGCGCAAGATCGTCACGGTCGTCTACGAAGACGGCGAGGACGGCGAGCGCTGGCAGCTGCGCGGCTTCCGCGTGCTCGGCATCAGCCGCAGCCGGGCCGCGGGCGACCAGGCGAGCGACCAGATCACCTTCTTTGCCGCCGAGCACGAGCCCGAGGCCGGCTAGCGACCGTGGCCGTCAAGGAGACAGAGTCGCGCCTGCGCGCCATGCGCGCCGGCAAGCGATACACCCGCCCGGGCCAGATCCCGGCCAACGAAGCGCTCGGCGCGGCTGCCGTGGATTTCCTGTGGAGGGTCGTGACGGAGAACGAGCGGGCGGAGGCCGTGCAGGCGGCGCACGAGTATCTCGAGCAACGACGCATCCCGGTCGTCGTACCCGGCCAGAGCTATCTCGAGGACGAGACGTCTTGGCAGATTCTCTGGCGCGCCATGCGCGACCCGGAGCGACCCGAGAAACCACTGGCCCGCGACGTCGACGAGCTGCGCGAGTTCCTGAGCTTCGAGGAGCGGGACATGCTCATTACGGGCTACATGGATCTCGAGGAGTTCGTGAACCCGGATCTGCACGGCTTGTCGTCGGACGAGCGGGATGCGCTGGTCGCCGCCTTAAAAAAAAACGACACGCGGACTGGGCTCAGTTTCGGGTCCGCTTTGCTGTGGAACTTTCTGCGTACTATGGACGGCCAGCCGTGGAGCTCACCAACGGCCAGGTCCTAGCGTTCTCGTGGCTGCGCGGTGACGAGGACGGGCTCAAGTTCGTAGAGCGGGCTGCGCCGCGCAAGAGCCCGCTACGGCGGTCCCGGGGGAAGAAGTAGATGCCCCGCGGTAGGCGGCGAGCAGAAGCCGAGATCGGCGCATCGTCGCGCCGACTTGACCCGGACCTGCGGAAGGCCCGGCGCAAGTTCCGCCTGTTCGGTCGGGACGTGAAGAAGGACATGCGGTCCGTCTCGCGCGCCGGCGCTGGTGCGCGGCGCGCGCTGAGTTTCCTGGGCGTCGGCACGACGGCCGCCCTGGGGCTGGCAGCGGCGGACGTTTTCAAGTTCGAGAAGACGCTCACGCGTCTGCAGATTCAGGCCGGCCGCACCCCGAAGCAGATGGCCGCATTCCGGGACCGTATCGACGAGGTCGCTCGCTCGAGCGGTATCGCCCGCGAAGAGCTGCTCGACGTGTCGCAGCGCTTCGTCTCGCTCACCGGAGACATGGCGACCGCCGAACAGCTGCTCGACACGTTCGCCAAGACGGCCCGCGCATCCGGCGCCGCGACCGGCGACCTGGCCCGCGTCGCGTTCTCGCTGCAGAAGAACTTCGACATCATGGATCCGGCGAAGTTCGAGAAGGCCTTCTCCATCATCCTGTCCGCCGGCAAAGCGGGCTCGGTCGAGCTCAAGGAGATGGCCTCGCTGCTCACGACCATCGCCCCGCAGTTTGCCAAGTTCGGCACCACAGGGGCCGACGGCCTGGCGCAGCTTTCCGGAGCGTTCCAGGTCGTGCAGTCTGGCTTCGCGGGCCCGGCGGAGGCGGCCACTGGCCTGAACTCGATCTTCACCGCGCTGATCAAGAACGCCGGCAAGTTCAAGAGCGCGGGCGTCAACATCTTCGAGCGCAACGCGGACGGGACGAAGCAGCTCCGCAACTTCCGCGACATCATCGACGACATCGCGACCTCGAAGCTGGCGACCGACCCCACGCGGCTCATCAAGGCGTTCGGGCGCAACGAAGCCGTGCGTGCGTTCAGCGAGCTCGCGAAGTTCCGGCCCGAGTGGGACAGCATCGCGGAGGCCGCCCGGAAAGCCGACGACGTAGCGAAGGACTCGGCGATCTACGACGAGTCGGCCGCGGGGAAGATGGAGAAAACTCTCGCCGTGCTGAAGTCCACAATGGCGGAGGTCTTCACGCCAGAGCGCATTCAGACTTTCGCGAAGGCTCTCGAGCGCAGCCTCAAGGTGCTCGAGCTGATGAACGACGCCATCGACAACGTCGGGTTCGCATGGGACCGGATAACGAGTCCGAGCGACGGTCACCAGATCCAAGGGGTTGGGCTGCGAGAGAGCGGCAAGCGCTTCGGGTTCAGTCCTGGGGGTAACCCTGCCGACGCAGCAGCGCGTCTCGCGGCTGGAGACGTCGACGAACGCGACATTCGGTCGGCACGTGAGTTTCTGCGTGAGGCAAAACGGCACGGGATCGTCGACGAGCGAGGCAACGTTCAAGACGGGCAGCTTCGCCGGTTCGTTAGAAACAACTTCGCGGACCCGTCGGGAGCCGCTGCGACACTGGCCGAGAAGAACTTTCGGAGTGCATTTCGAAATGCCCGGCGAGTCGCAGGCAGGGAGACTCCCTCCGAAGCGACTCGACGGCGGCGTACCGACGAGGTCATCGCTACGCCCCGCGAGACCGGCGTTGGCGAAGCTGTTGGCTTGCCCCCTGGGCTCCAGCGGTTCCCGGCCGGTGGCTCGATGATTCCGCCGCCAGTTCGCGTCGAGCACACGTTCCGCTTCGATCAGGATATGGGGGCCCACGTCGAGACCCGACAGAACCGCGACGCGCGCCGAGGTGGTAGCGAATGAGCGACCGCGACGAGTGGACCGACCAGCTCTTCGAGGCTTCGGTCGACGGCTTCGTGGTGCTGCTGCTGGACTTCGACGACGACCTGTCGCGCTCGCAGACGGTGCACGAGTTCGTCAATCGAAACGGCGGCTTCGTCGCCGACGACGGCCAGGGGCCTCGTCGGTCGGCGTGGCAGATCTTCTTCGTCGAGGGCATCGGCGACCGCGGCCCCGATGACACCCACCTGAATCGCCTGCAGGACTTCATCCGCCTGCTCGATGGCCAGCCTCGCTCGGTCGTGCACCCCATCTCAGGGGCGTTCATCGCTAAGCCGGGCCCGATCCGGTTCGGGGCGAGTGGCGGGCAGCGGGGCGTCGTGACCGTTTCCGTCGAGTGGATCGAGCATGAGCCCGACCCCGCCGCCTTCGAAGTCGGGCAGCGCGTCTCGGTTCAGGAGTCGATCGACCAAGTGGCCATCACCGCGGCCGAGCTCGACAGCGCCCTGGCGGCCCGCGGCGAGTCCAGTTCAGTTGGGGCCGATGCTGTGGCCCTGGTCGAGTCGTGGGAGTCGCAGGCCATACGCCGGCAGCGCGACCTCACGCTCGAGGTGAACCGCCTGGCGACCCAGATCGAAACGGAGTCGACGCGCTTGGCCCTGGCCACCGACGTCGACGCGTCGCCGATCATGTTGGCGTTCAACCGGCTGCAGGTGAACGTGACCGACGCGGCGTCGCGGCTGCTGTCGAACGCGCCGCGGCTGGTGCAATGGGTCGTGCCGCGGGCGATGCCCGTCTACGTCGTCGTGCAGACGCTCTACGGCAGTGAGAACGCCGAGGAGCGCTACGAGCAGGTGTTGGCCCAGAACACGATCAAAGACCCGCTGCGTGTCCCCGAGGGCGCCGTGCTGGTCGTCGAGGAGGCCTAGCCGGCCCGGGCGCCTATGGAAGCGCGCGTCATCGTAAACGGCGAGAGCATCGTCAACTGGCAGAGCTACGACATCCGGCTGTCGCTGGGCCTGGTCGCCGACGAGTTCTCGCTGAGCCTAGGTCCGCCGACGCGGCGCCTGTGGGATTTGTGCCGGCTGGACGCCGAGGTGCAGATCATGCTCGGCAACTCGCCGCTGATTCGCGGCTACATCGACGATCGAGGCCGGGTCGCGCGCCGCGGAGAGCAGACGATTTCGATCGTCGGCCGCTCGAAGATGGGACGGCTCATTGACGAGAGCTGCCCGCTGATGCGGCTGGACGGCCTCGACCTCGAGACGTTCTGCCGAAAGGTCTGCGACCCCTGGTTCACGACTATCACGCTGGACGGCACCCGAAACCGAGACCTGATCCGCGGGCGCCGCTCGGCGAAGGCCCGGGCGAGGGCGCCAATCTTCGCCCGCCGCAACGAGACGTCGCTCAAGGTCGAGCCGGGGGAGACTCGCCAGGCGGTGCTGCAGCGCTTCCTGCGCCGCGCCAAGCTCACGGCCTGGGAGTCGGCCGACGGGCGCGAGCTCATCGTCGGCCAACCGAACGTCCAGCAGGACCCGCAGTATCGCTTCACCCTGCCGGCGTCGCCGACGTCGGAGTTCGCGAACCGCGCCAACGTGATCGGCGTGGACTATCGCGAGAGCGTCGGCGAGCGTTTCAGCCAGATTATCGTCGTCGGGGCGGGCAGCGGTGACGGGGCGAACTACGGGCGCAGCGTGACCCGGTACCGGGCGACGGCCGATGACGACGGGTTTCTGCGCAGCAAGGTGCTGATCGTCCCACACAGCGACCTGCGGAATCAGGCGGACGCCCAGGAGCGCGCCGAGGCCGAGCGGGACGAGCGCCGGTCGTCCCGGCTGCAGGTGAGCATCGAGACGATGGGGCACTCACAACGGCTTGTTGAGAACGCCGAGGCGGCCCTGTTCGCGCCGGAGACGATCGCCGAGTACTACGACGAGGCGCTCGACATCAACGAAAGGCTAATCGTCGCCGCCGTGCAACTCAGCGGTGGCCGGGGCACGAACGGCCTCACGACTTTGACGCTCGCGCCAACCGACACGATTTTCATCGCGTGAGCTTTGGCTTCACGCGACGAGAGCATCGAAACCGGGCCGGCAAGGTACCGCGGATGATCGCGAACGCTGCCCGGCGTGTGGCGGTGACGCTGAGCTCCGGGGGCCTGTGGCAGGTGGCCGGCTTCGATAGGGGCGACGGCGACGACAGCGAGCCGCCCTTCAAGGTGCCGGCCTTTCAGGGTATTGGCTTCGCCAGCCGGCCCAGCGGGGACACCGAGGCCGAGGCCATTCTCGTGCGCCTGGGCGAGGAGCACTTCGCGATCGTCGGGCTGCGGGACGAGGACATCCGTATCAACCTCGAGGCGGGGGAGACGGCGATCTTCAACAAGGCCGGGGCGTCCGTGAAGCTCACGAAGGACGGTCACATCGACCTGAGTCCGGCCGCGGGGCGACAGATCAGGAACGGCGGGGACACCGCGACGAACGGTGTCATCAAGGGGACCGAGCGCAACACCTCGGAGCAGGTGTTCTTGACGGCCCTCGACGCGTTCGCGCAGGCGACGGCAGCCGCGCCGCTGGCGAAGTCGACGTTCACCGCGGCGCTCAACGCCTTCAAGACCGCCGCGGCGGCCGCCATCTCGCAGACGACGCTCACCGAGTAGCCCGATGAACTTCGAGATCGACCCCGAGACCAAGGACTGGATCGACGATGGCGAGGGCGGCTTCGTCGAGGCCACCGACGCCCGCAACGACGTCTACACCCAGCTGGCGCAGGCGCAGGGCTGGTGGGGCGACGACACCGGGCTTGAGAAGATGCCGCGGGTCACCGAGGCCGACGTCCAGCGCATCGAGGACGGCTATATGCGGGCGCTGCAGCGGCTCATCGACGACGGGCTGATTCTCGACCGGGTCGAATTCGAGCGCGCTACGGAGCGTGACAGGCTGTTTCAGCGCATCACCGTCTACGATGCGCGGACCGGCCAAGCATTGGACGTGACGCAGCTCCAGGCGCTGCAGTTCCGTACCAATCGGATTCAGCCCGCGCCGGCCGCGCCGGTTGTGCCGCCGGTTGCCACGGTCCTGGACTTCTCGGGGACGTCTGCGCCGGCGGAGGTCGACACGTACTCGCGCGGCTCTGTGAGCGCACCGCGGACCGCGATCGGTGCTGGCGGCGACGAAGTCATCAAGTTCCTGTCGGGTGTCTACGCCTACGCGTGGAGCGAGACTCTTGCGCGCATCGGTGCGTCGGTGCCGCCGGCGGCGACCAACCTCGAGCAGGACTCCGAGTCGTTCGGTAGCGTCGGCTCGGCCACGATTACCAACAACGACGACGTCGCCCCGGACGGCACTACGACTGCGGCCCGCGTGCAGTCCTCGACGTCCATCTTCGGCGCTCGTTGTACCGGGGCCACCGTCGTATCAGGGCAGACGTACACCGCCTCTGCGTACATGAAGAGCAAGGACGGCTCGCCGCAGACGGTGGACTTCAATTCGGCCGCATCCGGTGCGAGTCCCGACTTTACCGTTGGCGCCGACTGGGATCGATACACGTTCACGTTTGTCGCCGGCTCCACCAGTGCGCGAATGGACGTGCGCGCAAACGGCGACTTTCTGCTCTGGGGCATGCAGGTCGAGGAGGGCTCTGAGGCCACCGAGTACATCCCGACGTCCGGGGGCATCGCTGCGCGTGCTGCGACCCAGATCGACTTCACACTCGATGGCGTGCCCGGCGTAATTTCGAACACGGGCGGCACGCCCGAGGTCTCGTCGGGCTTCGCGATCACCGAGTCCGATGGCAACATCGTCACCCAGGTGGAAGCGGCGTGAGCTTCGGCGTCATCATCCGCGCCGACGAGCTCGGCAACGGCCGACCGGACCTCGGCAACTGGTCTTTGCCGCGCAATATGGTGCAGTCGGGCGGCGTCTGGATTTCGAGCCGGAGCCCGAATCAGTGCATCGCCATCCTGCGCGTCGCCGACTGGCCGGCTGGCGGGGCGCTCTATTCGGGGACGATCACGCGGCCGGCGGCTGTGAATCTGCGGTCGCAGATCGGGGCGGCGAGGGTGCAGCGCAACTCTGAGCTCTCCGCCCCATTCCTCTCGCGGCTGCGCCGGCTTGTGCGCGGCGGTCGCCGTCGGCTGCGCGGCCTTCGCCGTCAAGGCCAGCTCGTGGGGCTCGAGTGCGCCTGCGGGGCATCGGGCGTAGACCTGCTCGAGGCCGGCCTGCCCGACGGTCTGCGCCGGGCCGACATCGACGAGATCGACGACGAGCTACCGCAGGATCCGATCGAGTCGCTTGCGGCAGCGGCCACGCCTCGTCGTCGACTTCGCTAGCCTCGCGAAATTGACGCTCCCGATCGCGGTCGTAGCGTCGAGTCGATGCCGGTCACGGTTCAGACTCTGGACGAGATCCACGAGGAGCTGAATAACAACCTCCGCAGCCGCTTCCCCGGCGTGAACCTGTCGCCGACGAAGCCGCTGTACAAGATCGGTCGCGCGTTCTCCGCCGTCGTGCAGGCCATCCAGAAGCAGCTCTCCGACGCGCAGCGGAACTTCTTCCCGCAGAACGCCGACGACGACGGGCAGAAGAGCTGGGGCGACACGCTGAAGCTGCCGCAGAAGGGGCCCACGGGCGCGCGGGGTTCGGACGTGCTGCGCGTCTACGGCACGGTCGGCAGCGCGGTGTCGGTGGGCAACGAGCTGACCAGCAAAGGCGGCCTGCGCTACCAGGTCAACGAGGCCGACACCGTTGGCGGTACGGGGTACGTCGACGTCGACCTGGTCGCGGTCGACGTGGGAGAGCAGACGCGGCTGAACGCTGGCGAGGTGCTTACGTTCGTTTCGCCGCCGTCGGGCATCGAGGCCGAGGCCGAGCTCCAAGCCGACCTCGTCGCCGGCGGCGAGGAGCAGGAGGGCCCGGCCGCGTACGGCGAGCGCCTGGCCGACCGCATCGGTGAGGGATCTGCGGGCGGCAATCGGGCGGACTATCGCGGCTGGGCCCTCGAGCTTGACTGGGTGCGCGACGTCTACGTCTACCCGAATCGGCATGGGCGCGGCACGGTCGACATCGTCGCGCTCGCCTCCGGCAGCGGAACGGCGCGGCTGCCAAGCGCCGACGAGCGGGCCGAGCTGCTCGAGCACCTGCGGCAGCGAGTTCCCGTCCACCTGGAAAACAACATCCGTGTGCTGGAAGTGACGACGCAGCGGGTCGACACCGACGTCCAGATCCGGGGCACCACCGACGGCCCCAACGTCTGGGATTGGGACGACACCGACGGCGCCCTCCAGGTGAGCTCCTGGAACGCCGGGACGCGAACGATCACGCTCACCGCCAACCGGCCCGACGACCTGGCCGCGGGCGACCGCGTCACGCTCAGCGACGTCTCGGCGGACGACGACGCGCGCACCGGCGAGCAGCTGGTCATCGGCGCGCTCGGCGCGGGCGCCGACGAGATCATCCTCGCCGAGGACCCACCCGTCACGCCGGCCGCGGGGGACCTGCTCTACGCGGGCGGCGACTTGGTCGACCCGGTGCGGACGCAGCTCGCGGCGTTCTTCGACTCGCTGGGCCCCGTCATTGGCGCGTACGGCGTCGGCAACTGGCTGGACGAAGTCGACCCGGTGCGGCTGCTGGCGGAGTCTGTGCGCGTCGAGGACGTCCTGAAGGGGACGATCGCCGCGCCGGCGTCGACGGTGACGCCGAGCGACACGCCGTTCCCGCTCGACACCAGCGTCGAGCTGCTCATCCCAGGCGAGATCGTAGTGAGGCGTTTGCCGTGATCATTCCGGGACCAGTCGTCGGCGGCGGCGCTGGGGGCGGTGTGCTCGACTGGGTGCGCCTCACGATGAGCGCGGACCAGACAACGGTCGTCTTGAACGGGCGGGTCGAGTTCGACCAGGTGGCGAGCAAGAGCGAGCTGGCCACGGTGTCCAGTTCGCCGAAGGGGCGGTTCACAATCCCCGATGGGACCTGGTTTCCGTTCTTCACGACGCGTGGCCAGTTCAGCGTGGCCAATCCGGCTGCGAACACGATCCGGCTCTGGAACGTCACGGCCGACGCACTCCTACCTGGCGCGAACGCCCACGTCGTGCAGCGGATCGACAGCAGTTCTAGCGAGTCGATCACGCCCAGCATCGGCGGCGTTGTCGTGGTCTCGGGCGGCCCGACTCTCGAGGCCCGGGTGACGTCCGATACGAACTTCACGCAGATGGGCCGGGACGAGACGATTCTCGTGCTCTTGAGGCTCTCGTGACGACCGAGGCCTTTGCTATCTACAACGCCGCGGGTGCTCCGCTGGCGAGCCAGACGCCGACCTGGGCTGCGGACTACAACGCGGGCAGCGGCGCCAGTATCAGCGGGCCGAGTTTCCGCGAGCTCGGCGGCGGGCTCTACGCTTTCGACCGGCCGGTCGACTTCGACTTCGTCGGCCTGGTGGACATGGGGGCCTCGGCCAACCCGCGCTACGGGCTGGCGCCCGCTCGAGCTCGCGAGTCGTTCGCCCTGTTTCGTGCGGAGGAGCTCATCATCCCAGGCGGGGAGGGGGAGCCGCCGACCGTGCTCGCCGCCGGCAGCCCGCTCACCGGAGCGTCGCCGACGTGGGCTTCGCTGCTGCGGGTGAGCACGGGGGCGGCGATCGCTGAGCAGCCGACGATCACCGAGCTCGGGGGCGGCGTCTACATCTTCGCCCGCCCGCCGGCCGATGAGCACTGGGTGGGCATCATTGACGGCGGGGCGGCTGCGAACCCTCGCTATCACTTCTTCGAGACGGGGCGTGAGCTCACGCCCGTGATCGAGCCCGGCAACCTCGGCCAGGGCGCAGGGAGGGTGGGCTATGTCCTCGACTAAGACGGCGGTCTTGCTGCCCTTCAATGAGGTCGACGCGACCGTGCTGCCGAGCGACGTCGCGGGCTCGCTCAACGACCTGGGGCCCGACTCGGGCTCGTCCCCGGCCCTGAGCCTGCCAACGACCGAGGAGGCGCTCACGGGCTACGGGCGGCGCTTCGTGGCCGACTCAGGGCTGGTCGGCACCGAGATCGTCGCCGGCGCGACCCGCCTGCGTGAGAACCTCACGATCGACGCGCTGCTCGAGTTCGACATCGACGCGGCAGCGCTGTCCACCGACTACACCGTCTGCGCCCGGGGCCGGGGCGGCGCGGTGAGCGCGGCCGAGCGCGTGCTGTACGCGCTTGTGCTGCGCAAGATTGATGCGACGACGGCCGAGCTCGCCCTGTGGTGGGAGGACTCGAGCAACGTCGTCGCCGAGGTGGCTGCCCAGTTCACGATTCCTGAGGGGCCGATCCTGGTCGCGGCCTCGAGGCAGTGGAACTCGGTCGCCAGCGTTGACGTCGAGCTCAGCGTCAACGGCACGGTCATCGGCACTGGGAACGACACGGCCGGCGACATCGAGGGCGGCGACGGCGGCACGTTCCTGGCGGGCTGCCGCGGCAACGGAGCGGCCGACTATCAGGATAGCTTCCTGGGCGTCATCGACTCGCTGCGGGTGTCGCGCGTCGTGCGCTCGGCCGAGGAGCTGCGGCAGTTCTGGCGCTCGATCCTGGTCCATCAGCCCGAGACCGAGGAGGCTGTGCGCGCACTGCTGCCCAAGGGGGTGTTCTCCGAGGACGAGGACTCCAAGGTGCAGCGCTTCATCGGCGCGGTGTCCGATATCTTTGGCGTGGCCAAGGCCAAGGTCGCCGAGCTCGCCGAGGACTACCTGCCCAACCGGGCCCACTCGCTGCTCGAGGACTGGGAGTCGCTGCTCCGGCTGTACGTGCGGCCCCGAGACTCCATTGCTCGCCGCCGCCAGCGGGCCGCCGATGGGCTGCAGTCGCACGGCTATCACCGGCCCGGCATGGCCAAGACGATGGCCGACGCCTTCGACCTGGCCGAGGCCGACGTCGAATTCTTGACGTACACGAACGAGCACGTCGACGCCCTCAACGGCGACCTCGAGGACTGGTGGTACCTGCCGGAGTCGGGCGGAGCCGTCTCGGCGCCGAACATCCTGCACACGGCCCTCGGCGTCACAGCAGGCAACGACAACGCCTACAGTCTGGGACGGCAGTTCGCGGCGATGCAGGTGGTCGACGGGCGCCCGAGCGAGGACTTCGCCGACTTCGGCGTCGGTACCTACGCGGTGCTCGACGTCGAGTCGTACACCCTTGATGGCGACATGATGGCGGGCGTCCTGGCCCAGGCGAGCAAGTCGCGCGACCTGCTGCTCGTGGGCATCCGGCCGCGCGCGGGGGGCTGGGACTGGGGCTGGCGCGAGTACCGAAACCAGAGTTGGGGCGCGTGGAACATCATCGCCACGACGCAGTCGACGGGGCAGCCCCCGGGCTCGGTCCTGCTCGGCGCCATCCCGCCGCACTGGATCATCAACTACAAGGGCGCCGGCCAGTGGGACATCGCCGCCGTCGAGAGCGACCCCTACGTGACCGCGGCGGGCGACGGAGCCGACGACCAGCTCGTTACTATCTCGTCGATCGAGAGCCCGACGTGGGTCGGCTGGGGCCTGCTCACGGTGGAAGGCGTCACGACCTCGGTCAACAGCGAAATCGAGGCGTCGCAATGGCGCTCGTTCTTCCCGCTCGGCGTGCACACGTTTTCACTGCAGGCGTTCCGCGATCCGGCGCTCGCCGGCGACGCGGACATGGAGGGGGCCAAGCGGCTGTTCGAGCGCAAGCGCCCCGCCGATACCGAGGGCGGCGCGACGACCGTGCGGGTCGCCCTCTACGACGACCCGGCATCGGGCTACGACGAAGCGCCCATGGCGTGAGATTGACCCTCCGCGGGGTCGACCGGACCCTGGCAGGGCATGAGCAGCTGGCCTCGAGTCCGACTCCGAACGCCCACGAAAGGCGACTCGTTTCGAGCCGTCGATCAGGTTCAGATCCAAGACGCGATCATTGGGGGGAAGCACGGCGACAAGACGATCGTGCTTGGCAGCGAGCAGATGATCGGCGGGCCTGGCGTCTCGCCGGTGGCCTCGCAGCAGGGCCCGGACGGCGGCCTCGACTGGGCGGTGACGAGTAACGGGGACCGAGTGTTCTTGCCGCTCAGCCTGCCGGCCAACGCTGTCATCACCGGCTTTCGCGTGCGGGGCAGCGGTGCTTTCCCAATCAGCGGCGCGTCCGAGGGTGCGCATTCGTCGGATGAGATCGCCCTGTTCCGCAAGCAGGGCGTGAGCGGCTTCCCGTTTCCGGTCGTCACCAAGTCTGTGCCGACCGACATCAACGCCTGGACGTTGACCTTCGACGAGACCGACACGGGCCTTCCGCACGCCGTCGTCGCGGACTTCGTCTACTACCTCTGTTTCAAGAAGAACGACAACACCGGCATCTACTACTTCGCCCAGGTGGACCTCGACTTCTACAACCCGTAGCCCGCGAGCAAGTCATGGGATCTGGACTCTCCACGAAGGCCACTGTTGTCCTCAAGGCCGACAGCACTGATTACTCCGAGCCGTCGGGTGGCGGTGACGGCGTCGACCTGATTCCGTCCCGCGACGGCGGCTACCTGCCCGACCGCGCGATTGTCCTGGTGCGCAAGGGCGCATCAGCCGGCCCCGGCGACGTGACGCTCTCGGGCCCGGTCTACGTCGACCTGTACATTCGCGGCAACTGGTACAAGTCGGGCGCGCTGAACGGCGGCGCCGACATAACCGTCGGCGACACGGGCTGGGCTGAGCGCATCGAAGACGTCGGCGCAGCGACCCGCGCATCAGCGCACGCCGCGAGCAACCCGACGAGCCAAGTCCAGACCGAGCTCGTCTTCATCGACGACGACGACGAGTAGGGGAGGGCGGCGTTGTCGTTCATCCGCCAGAGCCTGCCCCCGTTCCTTAGGCCACCCTGCGTCGGCGACCTCATTCGCAAGCCCGCTGGGGCGGGCGGGGTCGCGGCTGGCGGGGGGCTCCTCGTCGACCAGTTCAACGGGGCGAACGGCTCCCCCCTCGATCCGGGCATCTGGTCGACGTACAACGCCGCGGCCATCCCCGGCGTCGAGCAGCGCGACGGCCGCTACCGGGCGCCAGTGCTCACGAACGCCGGGAACCAGACGGTCTGGTACCTGAGCGACGACGGCCGGCTCGACTACGTGCGGGTGGCGTTCCCGTTCGAAATTCACTTCCTGGGCATCGGTATCGGCCGAATCGACGACGCCGCGGCTGCGCCCATTCCGGGCACCCACCTGGTCGCCAGCCCATATGCTTTCTGCGGCGCCTTCGTGCACGACCTCGTGCTGGGGTCGCTCAACTATCGGGCCTACAACGTCGGGCACCGCGGCGGCACGCACTACACGATCGAGCAGAAGAACTCCGACGGCACGGGATTCAACTCGATCGTCGACGAGGGCGCGAACTTCACGGGCTCGCCGGGAGCGCCGAACACGGTGATGGATCTGCGCGTCCGAGGCCTGGCGAATCAAACGGTCGAGTTCGACAACCGGGCTGTCGGCGAGACGACCTGGGTGCCCGCCACCGAGGCGGGATTCCGCTTCCCAACGTTCGGCCCCGAGGTCTTCGTCGGCCCCGCCACGTACGAGTTTGGAACGCACAACGGCGACTGGGTGGGCCGCGTCGATGAGATTCGGCAGGTGGCCTAGTGCCGCGGGGGCCGACGAACGCGGACGAGCCGCCCGACCCGTCCGGGCGTGCCATGAGCTTCGGCGACATCCCATCACGCGTGATGAGGGTCGAGTGGGAGCTCGAGGCCGTGGAGCGCCGGCTAGTCGAACGGCTAGACAACGGCGCCGAACGCTTCTCCGCGCACAAGCGCCAGCTGGCCGATCTCGAGCAACGCATGCAGCCCAAGGCCGCGGACAAGTGGCGTGTCGCAGGGTTTATCGTGGGCGTTGCCGTCATGGTGGGCGGCTGGGTCTGGCAGGCGGCGAAGTACCCGGACCGCTCCGAGTACGCGGCGATCCAGACTCGCATTGACGCCCTCGACGACCAGGTCGACAACCGCATCCAGCTGCTGCGCGAGGCCCAGGTCGACAGCGCGACGAAGACGATGCTCATCGGCCGCGACTTGGAGCAGCTCACCGAGGCCGTCAAGCGCCTCGAGGCGGAGCTGGCCCAGCAGCGGAGGCGTCGCCGGTGAAGGCCCTGCGCCTGCTGCTCGTCGAGGACAACCCGGTGGATGCCATGCTGGCGCTCAAGGCCATGCCGGCGGCGTGGGTGAGCGTGGCGACGATCGACGACGCGCTCACGGCGCTGGCCGAGCGGCGCTTTGACGCAGTGGTCTGCGACCTGTGCCTCGGGCCCTACCGGGATGCGCAGGTTGTCGAACAGGTGCGCCGAGCCGCGGTCGACGTGCCGTTGCTGGTGCTGTCTGGGATGGTCACGGACGACCTGGTCGCCGACCTGGTCGAGGCGGGCGCCGATGCGGTGCTCAGCAAAGACAACTACGAGCTGCTCACGCGCGGCGTCGCGGTCGCGTTGGCACAGCGCCAGCGCTACCACCGGGCCACGCTGGTCGACGAGCTTACGGGGCTGCCGAACGGAAAGGCGTTGCGCGCGAACTTTCGCGAGGCCTACCTTCGCGCGGCGCGCCGCAACGAGCGAGTGGCGCTGCTGTACTTCGACCTCGACGACTTCAAGTCCATCAACGATCAGCATGGCCACTCCGTAGGCGACAACGTGATCCGCCTGGTGGCCGAGAAAGCGCGGCTCGTCCTGCGCGAGCTCGACGTGCTGGGGCGTCTGCACGGCGACGAATTCGTCGTCATCGCCGAGGGCGTGAGCAACGTGGTCGACGCCGTCGCGCTCGGCAAGCGGCTGCTCCACGGCATCTCTCGCACCGTGAAGCTGGGCGACGCCGAACTCTCGGTGTCGGTCTCGGTCGGCTGCGCCCTGTACCCCGACCACGGCGAGCACTTCGACGAGCTCTGCAAGGCTGCCGACCAGGCCATGCTCGCGGCGAAGCGGGCCGGCCGGGCTCAGGTGCGCGTCGCGGGATGACCCAGCAGACGCGGCAGTGCATCGAGCACCTCGACCCGATGCTGCTCGACGGCGAGCGACGGCTGTTCTTCACGACGTACCCGTACCTTCCTCGCAGCGTCTACCTGTTCGGCCCGGACCTGCGGCCGCGGGACGAGCTGTGCGAGCTCGGCGACCACCGCGTGCTCTTGGCGGCGCCGCCAGTTCGCGGCGACACGGTTTTCCTCTGGTACTTGAGCCCGTGCCCGAGTCTGCGCCAGTAGCTGCTCTCGCCGTCGGTGTGGTCGTCTTCGCGATCGTGCTGGCGGTCGTCTTGCTCTCGCTTCGCATCGGCGGTCTGAGCGCCGAGCTCGCGCGCAGCGAGGCCGACCGGGACCGACTCGAGGACGAGATCAGGGCGCTGCTCGAAGACGACGAGCTCGAGGACGCCGCGTTTCGCGCGGAAATCGAAGACCTCAGGAGGCGGAACGATGAAGCACGGAAGAAGTTGCGGGCTCGCGCTCGCCCTGGCGATGGCCTGGCTGCTCTGCGGCTGCTGTCGCGAGGGCGCAAGGCCGCCGATCGAAATCCCCAAGATCGACCGTAGCTGCGCGGCGAACGTACCTTGGCCAGGGGTGCCGCCGGACGTCTGGCTCCAATGCGGCATCGGCGCTTTCGAGACCTGTTTGTCGCTCGACGGCGCTCTCGAACTGAACGAATGGATCGAAGACGTGACGGCCTACCACGAGACGGTGGAGCGGCTGTGCGGGGCGGCACCGCCGCCGGAGGGAGAAACGCTGTGACTGGATTCCGAGACCTGATGTTTTTTGCGGCCCTGTGCGTGCTGGGGCTGTTCGTTGCGCTCGACGCCGCCCAGGCCCAACCGGTCGACGACGGCTCTCCGCCCGCCGCAGAGGCCCCGCCGAGCGACACGGACATCGCGACGCCCGAACCCGGCGACGGGCCTGAGACGCCGGCTGAGGCCGAGGAGCGTGTGCCCCCCGAGACCCCCGAGGGCATCGTGAGCGCGGGGGTGCAGGCGGCCCGAGTCGGCGACTGGCTGGCTGTGGGCGCGCTCGCGCTGATGCTGATCGGCTGGGGCGCGCGGCGCATCGTCGGGTTCTTCGCCGACGAATGGGCCAGCAGCAAGACGGGCGGCAAGGTGCTCGGCGTCGGCACGGCCTTCGTCACGACGCTCGGGACGCTCATGTACGCGACCGAGGGCTTTTCGCTGGGAGTGCTCTGGGCTTCGATCGCAGCCGCGCTCACCGCGGCCGGGGCCTGGTCGGTGCTGCCGAGCGGCGCCAAGGCGAAGACGCTCGGCAGACCGGCAACCTAGTCGCTGGGCTCTGGAGGGCCGTCCGGCTCTTCGTTGACGAACGTGACGGCCATGCGGCTCACGTTGCCGGACACCTCGAGCGAAATCCCCAGCACGAGGCCCAGGCGCACCTGCTTCGCGAGCCACTCGAGCGCAAGGGCCAACCCCTCTTTTCCGTCTGGACTTAGGTGCATATGGCCCCCCGGGACTTTGTACAACGAGAAATCCGAAGTGGTCGTTTCACGTACGACCACATCGTGGAGCTCACGCGCTTCTGGCAGACATCGCACGGCCTCGAGGTCGACGGTTTGCCCGGCCGGCGCACGGTCGAGTCGATCGAAGCAGCGATCTCCCCTCCCTCGACTGATGCGCCGGACTGGGCGCTTTTTCAGGAGCGCACGGTCGCCATCGCCCTGGGGGAGGAGGGGCAGGGCGAGGACCCCAAGGCCGGGAACAACCGGGGCGAAGCGGTTTACAAGTACCGCCGCGGTGACGCGACGGGCCGACCATGGGACCTGGACGGGCCCTGGTGCGCCTCTTACGCATCCTGGTGCTTCGCCCGGTCGGGCGAGGGCTTGGGCTACAGGCTGCCGTTCCGCACGTCCCGCGGGGCGAAGCGCCTCACCGAGAACGTGGCCGAGGCAGGTCGACGTTGCACTCACCCCGAGGTCAACGCAGCCATTTGCTGGCACCGCTCGCGGCTCGGGGCGCTGAGCCGAAAGGGGCACATCGGGTTCATCGTCGCGTACGACCCGGCTGCCGACTCCATGGTGACGGTCGAAGGCAACAAGAACCGCCGCGGCGAGCGCTTCGCGAAGGTGGAAAGGTTCCACTACCCAAACGGGCGGTGGCGGCGCGACCTCTACCTCATGGCCACGATGGCGCCGCGAAAATAGAGGCTTTTTTCCGCGCAACCCGGGTTGCCGGCCTCCGATAACGGCAGCGTGACCAGAACTTGCTGCCGATGTAGCATCCGCGAGATGCCCGTTTGGTTCCGAATGCTGCTCGCCCTGCTGACGGCAGCTTGCTCAACCATTCCAAACCCGGACGCCTGCCAGGTGACCGGGTGCGACCAGGGGTTTTTCTGCTCGGACGTGACGAACATCTGCGAGCAGGAGGAGCCGCCGGGGGACGACACGACCGACACCAGCGCCGACGACACGTCGGGCGACGGCGACGGGGATGGCGACGAGGAGCCGATGACCACCGGGGACGGCGATGGGGATGGCGATGGAGACACTCCGGAGCCGACGCAGGCCTCGTTCGACATCGTTTTCCCGAGCGAAATCTTCGTGGCCAGCAACGCCGGCTGCGCAGAACACGAGCAGGCCGCCTTCATGCGGATCGTGAACACGGGCACCGAGCCTCTCGACCTCTCGACGTTCCGCGTTCCGCAGGTGACAATTCAGCAGGCGGAAACCTGGCCCAACTGGACCGCCGACGTCCTACCGAACGGGCTCGCCATCGCCATCGACCCGGGCTTCGGCGCCGGCAGCCTCGCGCAGACGGAACGCCAGCTCGCGCGGGATGCCGGGCTCGTGCCCGAACCGACACAAGGCGGCGAGGTGTCGCTCGTGTCATTCGAGTGGGCTAACTACCCCTGGGACTTCTTCACGGTGAGCGAGTACGAGATCACCGTTGAGGTCGAGAACGCCCGCGCTGCCCTGATCATCAACAGCGTGGCAAGCGGCACGAGCGGCTGCTGGCGCTCGCAGGGAATGGCCCGCGTCTCCTCAATCCCGATCCCATGACCGCCTCACGCCTACTCGCCGTCGCCCTGGTCGTGAGCCTCGCCGCCAACGTGGCGCTGCTGCTCACCAGGAACTCATCGCCGGAGCGCAACGTTTGCGCCGACGTCGCCCAGGCGCTCGACTTCTACATCGAGGGTCTCGAGAAGGGCAACGACCCGCTCTACTCGCCGATCATCCCGCGGGGGCTCGAGCCCGGGCTTCTGGCCTGCCGGCCGGAGATGGCCGACGAGCTCGAGCCGCAGCTCGCATTCCTGCGCGGCGAGCTCGCGAAGCTCTCGATCGCGGGCGCGGCGCCGGCGGCGCGCGCGAAGGCGAGGGCCGCGGCGCTTGAAGAGTTCCGGCGGCTGCGGGCCAGCACGGCGCCGTAGGATCCGGACGCAAAAACCCCCGCCCGGGGTGACGGGCGGGGGCAACGTGCTGTCTTATCGACGAGCTATTCGGCGTCGTAAGCGCCGTCAAAGATGTCTTTGACCGCGTCGTCGAATTTCTCAAGGGGCTCGTCGCCTTGTTCGGCCAGAGCGGCGCGGGCCGCGGCAGCGTCGTGCACGTCCTCAAGATACTCGAGTAGCTGGAGGTCCTCGGCGCTGATGAGCGCGGCAACTGCTTTCCCCTGGCGCTCGATGAGAATGCGCTCGCTCTTGAACTCGGCGCGGCTCAGGAGCCGCGTGAGCTCGGTGCGAGCGCGAGTCGCAGAGATGGTCGGTTTGTTCATATGTCGGTGTCCTTGCTCTTTACACTCAGCGCTATACACCTGAAATTGCGAGCAATCTCTGGGCGGTCGTGTATAGCCCTGTGTAAAATGTATATACCAAGAATATTGGTAAAACTAGTAATATCTGGCGTTCCTGACAATTTTTGCACAATGTACATTTTCTACGTGACATCCGGATCCTAGTCCAGTAGAGTCGGGTGACCATGGCGTACGAAATCGAGATCACGCGGGCTGCCAAGAAGTCCCTGAAACGATTGGCGCAAGGCGATGCCACTCAGGCCAACCGAATCCGCGTTGCGATTTCAGACCTCGCCAGCGACCCTCGCCCGCACGGCTACAAGAAGCTGAGCGTGGGCGATGGCTACCGGATCCGCGTCGGGTCCTGGCGGGTCATCTACACGATCGACGACGACGGTCGCATCGTCATCGTGAACACCATTGCGGATCGGTCGGAAGTCTACCGATAGAACCGCAACTGCGGCGGAGGGCTGCCGATACCGGCGGCATGGACCTCGCCGCCATACGTCTCCGTCTTGCAATGGCCTCGTGGGCCCTCGCCGCCGGTCACCCTGTCGTCGCCGATTGGTGCGTGCAGATGGCGGCGATCGAGCTCAGCGAGCGAGGGACGTCGACCGGTGCTACGATCACGATCGGCGTAAAGCTAGAAGACACCCTGTTCAACTAAGCGGGCTTGGCCACCTTGGGAAATGACTCAAGGTGGCCTTTTCCGTTTCTACTTCCCGGTATCGCCGGGCTCCACGGTGTCGCGTGGCTGCGGCGGGAGCCCATGCTTTTCGAGAAGCTTGCCTCGGGGAGAGTCCGGTAACCACGGGTCGTTGGCCCTCGCCAGGTTCCGGTCGTCCGCGACCGACGGTACGATCATCCCGAGCGCGGTCCTTGGCGGCGCTGCCTCGTCGCTGCCAGGCGGATTGAGTCGAGGTTTCATGCCCATGCCCCGGAGACTATCCCGGCTGCCAGCTCGCGGCGAAGCTAGGCGTCCAGCATCGGCCGCTACGCTCGGGCGTGGCAAGGTCGTCGAACTCCGGCCACCTACTCACCGAGACGTCGAAGAACTTGACGTCGAACCCGGCGTTGACAGCGCTCCGAGCCGTCGTGGCCCGGGCCTGCCCGCGAGTGCCGGCGAATACGAGGCAGGTGACCCCGACGGCCCGTGTCCTGAACGCACGCATGGTCCCGGGCTTACGTCCCGGTGGGCGGGGTTGAATTCGTTGGGGATTCGTCGTCGGGTGCCACGGGGCTGCCAGTGCGCCCGACGACATCGAACGCGGCGTGCAGCGCTCCGTGGATCGTCTCGACCAGGGACTCGGACCCGTGGCGCCCCGCGAGCACACCGGCGTCGAGCAAGGCTTCGCGGCATTGCGCTAGGGCGGACTCGGCACGTCGCGCTCGGGCCTCGGCCTCCGCCACCTTGCGCCGAACGTCTGTGTCGAGGAGTTGTTGGAGTCGTCCTCGCCAGTAGTCGGGTGGCCGCTTCAGGTCCGGCTCACCAAACCGCGGCCAGCGCCGATCCTCGAGCACCAGCACCGCCTCCATCGGCGACAGTCCGCCGCGCTGGGCGAGCCGCTCGAGCGACTGGTCGTGGTTGCGCCTCGCCTGCGCCTCATGAGGCTCGATGGTCACCCAGGGGACGGCGGGGCCGCCCATGATCGGAAACCACTTCACGGCGTCTCCTCGTCGTCGCTGGCCTCGATGGCACAGGGTGGCAAATGGCAGTAGCACCAGCTGCCGTCGTCGCAGTAAGTGCACCGGGTATCGCACCCGATCGGATCGACGACTTCGCGGGGCTTGGCGGGGGGCGCTGCCGTGTCACTGCCAGGCGTAGACAGTTCGTCGAGCACCTGGCCGGCCGCCGCGAACTCGGGCACGTCGGTGAGGCCGTGGTCCTGGGCGTGCTCCCAGATGGCGCGCAGGGCGGACTCGTAGCGCGCGACGGTGCTCGGTACCTGGGCGGCCCACCAGCCCCGGCGGTACCACTCCCACGCCTGGCGCAGCTGGTCGACTCCGTAGTAGATGCGGCCATTGGTCTCCCGGCGAAACGCCCGCCCTGGGGCGTCGTCGGGGACGCCGGCTGCGGCGTATGGGTTACCGGTCGGTATCATCGGCGCTGCCTCCTCGCGTACGCCTGGCGTACGCACCCCGCCAACGGGCGGGAATCGTTGGGTTGGTGCGGGACTGAAAATCCCCGTGTCGGCAGTTCGATTCTGTCCCTGGGCAC